ATGAAGTAATGAAGGCTCTTAGTACACTTAATGAAAGAATCGACAACATCGGCTCTTCTGTAGAATCTTCTACAATCGCAAAATCCGCATCCAATGATTTCGAGGTCCCTTCTACGGCTGACCTTGGTAACATGTCATGGGATGAAGTTCACCAACTCGCTGGAGGATTATTCCGAGGCGAGTGAAACTCAATAACTAAGAAATGAAAATAAGGAGATGAAAAAAAATGGCACGAAATTACGTACGAACAGTTACTGATATGGAGAGATACTACTATGGCGCAGGAAACGCTATGGGTTACTCTTACTCAGGTAGCGAGTTATTGAAAGCAGACTCACCTATGATGTCTACAACCGCAGGAACCTACCAAGCAATCTATGGTCGCAAGGTATGGTCACAGTTGAACCAAGAGTTCAACGCATTCTCTATCATGCCAAAGCGTCCTTGGGACCGCAGTGGATGGAGAGTTATCACTGACAAGCCTAACGCAGGAGTTGTCCACGGTGGAATTGCAGAGAACGGTACACTACCTGAAACTGTAAAGCCTACCTTCCAACACGTTGCTGCAAAGCCTAAGACAATCGCTCACTCATTCGATGTAAGCGAAGTCGCTGTTTTCCTTGCTGACAAGGATGACGGTATGGGTGACATGCGCTCAGTTCTTAAAGAAGAAATGGGTAAGCACCACGCTGAAATGGTTAACAAGATGCTTCTAACAGACTCTGAGACTCTTGCAGGTAACAACTTTGAATCACTAGACAGAATCACTGGAAACGACGGTGGTTCATCCGGTGGACTAACATCTATGGAAACTGGTGCTTCAGCAGGTACAGACCACTGTGGCGCAGCAGACCTTGACATCTACAGCATTGACCGAAGTGCAAACGCATGGTCTAACGCTGTTGTAAACTGTGGAGCAGACCGAGCATCCGGTAGCCGCCGTACTATGTCACTTGACCAACTAGATGACACATTCCAGCGAATGTGGGAACTTGGTGGTAATCCAAAGGTTATCCTAACTGGATATGACACTCTAATGAGACTACAGCAATTGCTACAGGCTCAGCAAAGGTTCATGGAAGAAAAGAGAGTTACACCTACCTACAACGGTGTTAAAGGTGTACCGGGTATCGAAGCAGGTTTCATCGTAGCAACCTACAACGGTGTCCCAATCATTCCTTCTAAGGACGTTGAAAAGGACGGTATCAGTAGAATGTACTTCCTTGACACTGATTATCTATACTTCTCTACAGCAATACCTACTCAATACTTTGAGTCAGGAATCGAGACTGGCGACCCGTTCGCAATCAACAGACTAGGACAAGAAGGACTTTACCGTACAATGGGTGAAGTTTGGACTACCTTCTTCCGTGCTCAGGGTAGCGTAAGGGACTTGAAGTGATGTGGAGATTCGGAATTAAAATAAGGAGATGATGAATTATGGCAACAGAATTAACGATTACAGGAACAGCAACAGCAGCCCTTGTGGGTAACTGGGAACTAAGAGCAGGGTCAGCAGACACAACAGAGTGGCTTGATGGCGCAGCAGATGTATCTTACCCCGGCGGTGGACCGGGAACTTTCAACGCTTCTAACAGCGATGGAGCAAACGGATATGACCCAGCACCTAAGATGGCATTGTTTAATGTCACAGGGGGAGCAGACGGTGAAACCATCATTCTTGGAGGAGCAACAGCAATTCTAAGCGTTATGGCAACAGACGCTGGTACAGCAGCAGTAGCAGTCGGAGCATCTTTTACTGGGACAACTGCTACTCTTCAATACTTGAGTGGCACATCGAATGTTACAACAGTAATGATACTTTACAACTGAGGTGCTTTAAGTGCCTATAGTAACATATATTGGGCGCTCTCATCAACGAAGAGCGACTGATTCAAAGATGAGAGATTGGGAGCAGAATAGACCAGTCGAAGTTACTTCGGCTTGGCTTGACCACTACGCCCCTCGTCTAGGAGAAGAAGACTTCAGGATAGAAGGTTGGTCAGCAGATGATGCTGAAGCACGTAGCACTACCGATAAAGGTGGAGACGGAATACCTGATGAAGGATGGGCTCGTAAAGACATAGCAAAGTGGTTAGCCACTTATGATATTAAACCAAGAGGGTATGCAACCAAGACTCAATTACTTGAGTTAGTTGAAACTGTAATGGGACCTGATGGGGTCGCCGAAACAGAAGAATTGGTAGCAGAATCTCAAGAAGAAGAAACTCAAAAAGGAGATGAAGAATAATGGCAGTAACGATAGACCCAAGACCGACATATTTCGGTGACAGAATGATAGTAACAGGTAGTTATGAAGATGGTGACACCTCGATAGATTTGAGTAGTATACTCGCAAAAATTGATTTCGCAGGGATAACACAATACGCTGGGAATACAAGAAGGCTTGAAACAGGCGACGCTGGTGACGAATCAGATGCAGCATTGATTACCATTCCTGATACAGCATCAGTAGCGGCCAATGGTACTACTATAACCATTAGTACAGCAAGTGCTGCTGCTACAACAGCCGCCACCTTTATCGCAATTGGTCGCCGTTCTTGAGGTGACTAGTCATGGCTAACTTAACACCTAAGTACAAGGTAGTAGGTCCTTTTGCCCCAGTAGAGTTTAGTACACCTGATGATTTAACAACCGCTATTGAAACAGCAGTTGGTACAATAGGTGATGCTTCTTCTACCACCAGTTTAATTGCATCTGACCCCATAACGGTCTTAGGTAACATTTACATTATTGTAGCCTATGTCTGAGTGTGAGGGAGATGAATGGGCTTAGAGATTTCAACTATTGACTTCGACGACATTAGTCGTTTTCAGAAACAGGCTTTACGTTCAGATGTAAGTATGGATTTGTCAGCGTTTGTTGACCCCGATAATCCACTGAAAGGCATTACAAATGAGCAGCGTAATCGCAATAGCGAGGCTGCTGATATACTCAATATAGGTTCAGGTACAAGGTGTACGCACTGTGGTATGCTTCATTTCTTATGGCGTGAGTCATGTGGTGCTTGTAAGAAACCTATGGAATATAATCTTGCTACTAGGAACGAGGAGGCTCGTGAGTAATGCCTTCAGTATACAGTCCGGGTGAAGGCGAAACTCGCCCTCTTAATCCCAGTGATACTGTGTACACTACTCCTCAAAAGGTGGCAGATTACCTCGGTATCGGCCCACAAGAGCCAGTTGCTACATCAGCAGATTCTGTATCAGACGGTGTATTTATCACTGGTGAAGACTATCGTAGATGTGGTACTGAAGTAGATGATACTATTCTTATCTACAGTGATGCTAACCCACTTGGTGTTGAGAAAACAGTTACTGCTATCGCTAATGGCGGGACAAGTGGAGTCAAATTAACATTCACAGGGTCTTTCACTCATGCTGACTTTGAAGCCGCTGACAACACATACGTGCAGAATCTAGCATCTTTTACTAACGCTAAAGTTGGAAGACAGCGTGGTGTTACTAAGGCTATTGTGCAAAATCGTATTCGTGAAGTACAGGATAAGATTGACAACATCACTCACAATGCTTGGCGACCTTACTTAGTGTCGGCTGAGTACATCAACTTCGATACTTACAAACCGTATCGCCGTCGATACTATACAGATTATGTTGGTACTGCTCCGCTTCTATTCCGTAATGTTCAGCAGATTCTAAGACTAGAACTATGGCAAGGTGATGACTATCGTGAGATAGGTGCTGCTGAGGCTCGTGTTGCTATACCTGATGACCCTAGAAGCGTAAGCGGGTCATTAGTATTCAGTCCGGGTAATGGTAGTGCTGCTGTATTAACAGCAGGTACTGCTACTACTCAATGGCGTGCTGACTTTGACGCTGGGACCACTGCTCAGAATCTTGCTGATTTAATCAACAAAGAGGATAGAGTTAGTAAAGGAGCAGTTGAGTTCAGCCCTGCATTTACATTAGAAGGTAGCACTAGTAACATAAGCGTGAATAACGAGTTCTTCGCTTCTGCTAATTCTGACTATGGGACAGGTGTCGTTAAAATAACCAGTAGAAGACCAGTCAAGGCTGGAGAAACGTGTAGCATCGTCTCTACAGACAGCACAGTGTCTATTTCGCAGACTCAAGTTAACACAGCCACTGTTAGTGGTGTTGTCTCTACTACAATCACTGTAGATTCAGCCGATGGTTTCGCTCCTGCTGGAGTCTGTAAAGATGCTAGTGGTGATGTTTTCAGGTACACTGGTACTACCGCTACAACATTTACTGGTTGTGTGATTGTAGTTGGAAGCGCTCTTAGTGATATTAGTGGTGAAATCACTCAGCATACTCTACAAGTTGACTTACAGGGCGGAAGTGCTAGTGGAGACAATGCTCGTTTGCGTGACTGGTGGATGGACTATGAAACTGGCATCATCTACTTCAACAACTCATATCCATTCTTTGAGTGGAACGCTATCAAAGTTTCTTATATCTATGGTGAGCGTTATCTTGAGAAGGCTATAGAAGAAGTTGCTACGAAGATGGTAGTAATTGACCTACTAATGTCCGATGACCGTACTGTGTTGTTACCTGAAGGGAGTAGTAATATCGACTTAACCGCTAAGGTACAGTTACTACAATCAGAAATTGATAAGATTCTTCCACGCTATCAAGAAATGGTTCTCTTTGAGTGATGTAAATGCCTAAAGATGAGTTTGATGAGTTGATGGATGACCATTTCACTTCTGAAATGCTAAAACCTTCTTATCAAAAAGAACTTCATCAACTAGTAACTCAGTCACCTGAGAGTTTTCGTAGAGTTGTTGAGCAACAAGAATTGGGTCTTGATGGTATAAATAAAAACGAGGCGGGTGAATATGAGCAACGTGGTAGTTCTCCCGACCCCATTGTTCTTAAAGCAGCATTGGATAGGGTGGATAAGCGGATGCTTAGAGAATCACCGGCTTTGATAACTCACAAATTAAAGTTCATGGGTGGGAATCTAGTACCGGATAAGAAAGCGTACGAGAGGGAGGTCAGGTAATGGTAGCAACATGGACTGAATCTATCGACGTTATCCTAGATGTATTAGGTGATTGGAATCGTGCTAATACTTCAAACATTAAACCCATAATAGCAGACATCGCTACTACTTCTCCTGAGCGTGGTAAGCGCATAGATATGAAAAAGTCCGACTACATTCTATGTTATGAGACGGCGCACAATGAAGAAGCGCCTGAATTACTCTATGATTTCGTGACAACACGTGTAAATATCACAGTTGATTTACGAACTACAAAATCTCGCAAGCACATGCAAGCGATGGAAAACGAGGTACGTCGCCTCATTCATACAAAGCGCAAAGGTGATGGTACGTCCTTTGACCGCCTTGTTTTCAAGACTCGTACGGACCTTTCAGACCGTACAAAACATCTTTTTCGCAAGACCTTCCAAATAGAAGTAGTTATCTTTGCGGAGTTAGTGCCATAAGGTGAGCCGAATGCCGTCAACAGTCTATAAGGGAGATTTAACCGAGATTTCTTTCGGTCACGAAACATCATTACAACTAGCACATAACTATGATGCTGGTAATTCTTTTACATTTGAACATGAGGCTACTGACCCTGCTACTGGGACCAGCACAATACGCTTGGCCGGTGGCGCTACTGATACTCCTGTTGAAGGTGGCGTACTTCAACTACCACGTGGTATGTTGGTTGGTGCAAAGTTAAGCATCATAGGAGCAACTAACTTTGCATCAGATGATGCTACGTCAACTGGTAAGGTCTTTACTGTAGTGCAACATCACACTGGGACTGGTGGGAGTGCTGTTGAAACTGACTTTGTAGTCACTCCTGCTCTTTCCACAGGCACAGGTATTATTAGTAGCGCAAATGCCGCTCTTCATTTCCATGCTTTTACTCTACCATCTGTTGATGTAGGTATGGGTTATCATGATACTCCTAACGCTTCTAGTGAGTCAGTGCTTACTGACCAGTTTGTCGGCCTAGCAGCCACAGTTACACTCCCTGAGACGAAAGTTGACCTGAAGCGATACCATGTCGTGGGGCTCGGTAGAGATGTCGCTGTACAAGTACCGGGTCGATTCGTCAATGAAGGGGGGTCTTTTGAAGTCAATATGCACAATCCTCGTTGGTTGTATTACTGTCTTGGTATGGAAGCGATTGACGTTGGTACAACATACGATTCTCTTTGTGATACAAATAACGATTTCAAATTAAACGGCGCTACTAAGGTTGGAGCGTCAACAATCATTTATGATGGGACAAACGCTCCTCCTAACTTTGGCTCCGCTGGTAGTGACCCAGTTGTAGCAGGTGATTATGTTATCATCAAAGATACTACTGCTGCTGATGTAATTTCATATGATGCACCTGATAGCGGGGATAAGTTTGGTGATGTTTCTAACCCGGAGACTACATATTTTGATACAACAGAGACTAATGAAATCCGCCGTATTGTAGCAATCACAGCAACACATATTTTCCTAGATGATGGATTATTATTCCCACATGATGATAACAAAGACATCAAGTTCGCTAGATTCACTAGTGGTTCTACTCTAGGTAGTCCTAACCGTGCTTCAAGCGGTACTCTAACCAATGGTGTTACACGCCTTCTATATTCTCGTAGTAGCGTACCTTCTTTCGCTATGGAAGTTAGCATTCGTCGTCGTGATAGTGACGGCTCTGTAGACAATGTGGCTGACGGTGGTGCTACAGATACAAAGCAACTAACACGTGTATTCCGTGGATGTAAGGTAAAGGACTTCAGCCTAACTGCTGATACCGATGCTGCATTAAGACTAACAGTGAACTTTGATTCTGCTCTATGTTATACTGACACAGGTCGTCTTGAAGATGTCTCAACTAAAGGTGACAGATACAATGCTCACCGTATGTTTGAAGACACCGCTAATACAGACGCTAAGCGTAAAGAGTCCGGTATTGAAAAGGGCACACAAAAACCATACATGTTCTACAACGGTACAATTGATGTTGCTGGAGTAAGAGTAGGTCAAGTAGTATCTTTCACTTTGAACGGCTCTACTGGAGTACAACAGTTTTACACAATCAACGGTGCTCCTACTACAGATGCTGCTACTGACCAAGTACCATTCGCAGGTGCTCGTAACGCTTCTATTGCAGTTGAAGGTAAGACTGAATACAGTATGGATATGGAAATTATAGTAGACGACCCTATCTTTTACCATAAAATGCGTAGAGGAGTAGACCACGATGCCACTACTGCTAATATGATTAGATTATCATTTAGTAAAGCAGGTACTGGAGGTACACGTGAACGCATTGACATTCTACTCGATGATTACGTTATTATAGAAGCGCCGCTTCCTATTCCTGAAGATAAAGGGCCTATCCGTGCTCCTTTGAAAATTATGCCTAAAGCCATCCGTGTGATTTCAAGAGACACGCTATTCCATTGTTGAGGTGAAGAAGAATGCCAACTCCTGCTGAATGTGTACGTAAATACCGCCGCTTGTCTAACGAAGACTTTGCTATTTGGTATGGGCATACTTTAGGCATAGGCTCAGGGTTATCGGTATGTTTGGCAAATCGTCGTACACGAAAGGGTATTCAATCAGGTATAGATGCTTTAGTCCCTGCTCCTGTAGTAGAGGTTGAATCTGTAGAAGACATCCCTAATTCACAAGACTTCCCTTCTGATTTATCATACGATGCTATGTCGTTAAATGAACTCCGAGAGGAGTGTAAAAACCGTGAATTGCCTGTTTCCGGTACAAAGGCTCAGTTGAGCCTACGCTTGAAGCGTGACGATGAAGGTATATCCGAGTCCCTGACTGAAACTGAAGCCCCCGAGGAATCGGCTGCTGAAGTTGAGTCGGACACCCCCGCTGAAGAAGCGGCTGTGACCATAGGTGAGACAAATGCCGACAATATCGAACAAGAATCTATTACTGAGACAGAAGAATGAGCAAAGACACGAAATACCCGTAGACGATGATGAAATCATGGTTGTCTATGTTAGGGATATTTCTTTCTTTGATGTTCAGAAATCTGCTCAAGAATTACTCACAATCGGTAAAGATGGCGGAATGTCTCTCGACCTAGAATCATATTGGAAGTACGCTTTTACTAATTGGATAGTCCGTACTGAACCTGAACTTTCTACTTCTGAATTACTAGACTTAAAAGGTCACATTGGTCAGCGCATAGCCGCTATTCTACCTAGCCCTGAGACAGTAGGTAAAATGCTACAGGGAGATTTTACGAAAGGCGACGCTTAGAGATTGAGAGTTTTCTCACTCGTAAGTTAGTCGCCACACCTGAAGACATAGAAATGCAATTAGAATTATGGGCTTACGTAGTAGCAACACATTACAGCATATCACTAAAAGAGGTACATGAAATGACCCCAGCGACATTCCAACAATCTCTCGCATGGGCGCTTGCTGGTAGGAATCAACAGGAAAAGCAAAAGAAGCGGCAGCGCCAAGAGTCAAAAAGCGGAGGTCGGGAGACTGTCTCCCTCGACTACGATTGGCTTGAATTGGAGGACTTTTGATGGTAGCACTAGCAGGTTTAACTACGGCTATGAGCGGATTAAGTTCTGCTGCTAGTGGGCTCAGTGGTATCTTTAGTAGTCTAGGCGGTCTACTCAGTAGCATTGGAAGTGCTATAATGAGTGCTTTTGGTACTGCGATGGATTTTCTAAAAGAGAAGTTCCAAGCAATAAAGGACTGGTGGAATGACAATATACAGCCTATTTTCGATGAGTTTTGGGAGTATGTAGGTCCCACAATAATGGCGATATGGGACTCGTTTAGTGCTTTGGGGACAGGTGCTATTGACTTAGTGGTAGGGGCATTTAACCTACTAGTAGAGGGTGCTGAAATAGCATGGCAGGGTTTAACCTCGAGTATGTCGTTTATGTGGGATGGTTTAGTAATGCCTATTTTTGAAATGTTTTCTGCTCTCTTTAGCGGAGTTATTGCTCTTGCTACTGGAGATTGGGAAGGGTTTATTGATGCTGCTAAAGACTATTGGAATGATGGTGTTGTACCCCTTGTTGACTATTTTATAACCCCGTTCTTAATTGGATTAGACGCTATTGGGACTGCATGGGATTTCTTAGTAGACCTTATGATGTCAGGATGGGACTTAGTAATGGGAGTCTTCGACTTCACTTGGAAGGACCTTTTACCTGATTGGAGTTGGAGTGATATTATTCCGGGCGCTTTAAGCGATTTCTTTTCACTAGATAATCTAAGTAATGTTTTTGACAGTCTTGCATCTACGTTTGACGCAGTAGTAGAGCCAATTGTTGATGCTATAAATGATTATATCATTGACACTATCAATGACGTAACAGGATATGAATTACCCGTTATAGGTGAAAGTCTTAGGAGTATGACTGGTGTAGATAAAATCCCTCAACTTGCTGAAGGTGGAATTGCTAGTGGGCCTATGAGTGGCTACCCTGCTGTGTTACACGGTACTGAAGCAGTAGTCCCTCTATCAGGTGGTCGCTCTATCCCTGTGGAAATGAAAGGCGGCGGTGGGAAAGGTAACACCTTCAATATCACTATCAACCCAAGTGGTATCACAGACCGCACTGACAAGCGTGAACTCGCTCGCACTATGGGTAACATGATTCAACAAGAAATATCACGTGCTATGGGTGGCACTACTATGAGAGGGAGGATGTAATCATGGGTGATGGATATGGCTCTCCGATTAGGTTACACTTTGAAGACCCTGAAAGAATGGCGGAAGCCGGTTACGAAGATGGTATGGAATTACAGGCTTTGAGTATAGCCCTGTCTGTAGAAAGAAAGGTAGGTGGTATGAGTCTACCTTATTTTGGAGGTCAACGTCTAGGGATAGATATGAATCGTTCTAATTCTACTATTATCATTGAAGGGATTTTTACAGATGATGGCTTAGGTAGAAGAGGAATATCTGCTAAGTCTGCATCAGCAGTAATAGATTTTGGGTTCAGGATGCAAGATGCTAGAGCAGTAGGTGGTATTACAGATATATCCCAAGGACACTTAAGTGCTTTAGCAAATGGCGATGGTAACGCTTCAGCCCAACACGGATTTTTGAAATTAAAAGGACAAGATGGGACTACACACACTATATCATTTCAAAGAGATACCGGGGGTTCAGTAGGGTACGTAAGTGCTCAAACTGTTAGAGTTAAAAATCTCACTGGCGCTGGCACATACATCACCCCTGCTCAATTGGCTACTGCTGTAGCGAGTGCTATAGCGGCTATCAGTGGTAGCCCCTTTACAACTTCTATATCTGCTTCAGATGCTCCTAATGGTGGAGATGCTAAACTTACAATTACGCAAAGCACTTCCGGCTCTATGACAGCGGAGTCTTCTGTTAAGTTTGAAAACAATGGAAATATAGAACCTTATAATGAACTTTTCAAAGGTGGTAGAAATGCTTCTAATACTGGAGGTAAGTCTGCCGGTGACAAAGTGCAGGACTTGTATGGTATACTTCACAATACAGGTAGAGGCGGCGTTGCGTCAACGTTGCTGAGAGGTAGTATTGGTTTAGTTTCTAATACCTTAGCAGTCATAGCAACTGCGGGGGCTGCACTAGAGCAAGGTATGTTATCAAAGTTCGATAGAGGAGATATAGTAGGTGATTATCCTATAGGTATTCAGATTCCATATAACTCTATGATAACAGCACCCGATGGTAATAAATATGCTGCTAGAAACTTCTTAGTTCCTACTGGGACTGTGGATATTAATGATAAGATGTCACATACTAATGATAATGCGGCTGGTGTAGATTTTAAAGAGTCTGATAAAACAACTGGAATTAAGGGCGCTGTACAAAAGTTCGATGTCGCTTACAGTGCTGCTGAAGAGCACTACACTTATCAGATGGTCTTTGTACCAATAGACTTCCTAGGTTGAGGTGAAATAATGCCGATAATGTTACAATCCAACCACGCACTTTTCTTTGATGGTGTAAGCGACGGTGTCATTATCCCTCAAGGTGTATTTAGTAAACTAGGTAGAGATAACTCAGACGGTGAAAGAAACGCCTCTGACATAATAAGTGAATCTTCTCAAGGCGCTAGAGTAAACAGCGTAATTAGCGACGCATTAGGTAAAGAAATAGCAATAGAAGCATGGGTTACTCCTGACTGCGGTGGTGTGATACTTCAGAAATCATCTCAATTTTGTTTGAAACTAGGTAATGTAGATACACCCGGACCAGCATCTTTTGAGGTAAATCTTCAAACTGATAATGGTTTTAGAAAAGTCATAATTTCCACAGCGAGAGAAATCTCAAACGGTTACGATGGTACTGTATATCCTAGTACAACTAACAATGGGTTTGAAGACTCTTTCAACCGCTTCGTAGGTTCTAAGGATGATGCTACTAATCTAAATATCAACCAAAGACCATTAATTCATATTGTTGCTAGTATGAGTAAGGGTGTAGTTAGTCTTCACATCAATGGTCAATTAATGGCTGAAGAGATAGTAGGTAGATGCTTTTTACCTGAATCAGATGACCACGTGTACATAGGTGGGGAAGGTGGTGAGTTCCGTGGAGTTATTGAAAGCGTTCACATAAGTTCTGTATTTTCAAATGAAATGATAACTCGTAACGCAGCCTTGGTTAACAACAATACTCTAGCGTTGTTTAGATTTGAAGAGCCTATAGAACCTGTAGAAGGAATCTACACTATCTCATCTATCGCATCGGCAAGTAATCTTTCAGCCATAAATATCAGTACAAGCGATGCTGCTTTATTAGCATCTAAACTAACTGGTAAAACTGTAACTAGCGGTACAATAGATTTTACAGCCACTCCTTACTCTTCAGGTAACTACAGTGTAGTTGATTACAAAACTGTACCCGGTACAAAAAACATCCGTGCTATACCTCATGTCCCATACAATCTTCTAATCAATCCCGGTTCTATAAATCGTGACACTCAAAAGCCGAATCAATCTCCACCTGAGCGTGTACGTTTACACAATATAAATGTCAGCACTGGGGCTATACTAGTAAGTAGTATTCACTTAGATTTTGACGGCTCTACTAATGGAGACGGGCTTAGGCCAGTATTACATTCTCGTAGTAGTGGTACTGGTGATGATTACTTTGTAGTGGTTAGCGCCGACCTTTTACTAGACAATGGGTCGGGTAAGCCATATCAACCACCTCACTTAGCATCTCAACTTATTGATAGGACAGGTCAAATGGTGCTTGACGAAGGTCACTTTGAGCAACACGGTATTGTTTTCTCTAGTAGAATGGCTACGACTACTAACGATACGAATAACCCCTTTGCTGTTACATGGCCTACTACATTAGACGAATCATTTCAGATAGGACACTCAGGTAGACACATACTCAATCATGTTACAGGTCATCATTATCTCAGGAATATGCCGAGAGCGAGTGAAGAAAACTTAGACCAGCAATTTGGAAATGCTGATATTGTTGAGTTGATATATGACGGAGCGGCACAGGGTATAGAGAAGCAGTTCCCTATCAATAGTAAAATAGATTATTATCGAGATATTGCTCAAAGTAGAATAGTAGATATTACTTCATCTAGCACTGTCTCAGATTCGGTAGACAATGGATTAGCAGCCCCTTCTAGGAAATTAATAGCAATCGGTGGTGGAGGCTTTAACCCAATGCCATTCGCTTTGAAAGGCCCCTTACCACTAAGTATAGATGATGTAGATGATAACATACGTAAACATCATCTTAGACCATCTAAGACTAGTAGAGTTGCTATTTTAGAAGTTGATTTATCATCATACAATTTAGCATCATATGTTGAAATACATTACAATGCGATTGATTTTACTGGTGTAAGCATGGGTAAAACCACACCAATGTTAATGGTCGAAAAAACTGTCCCTGCCGCTAACCACTTACTTACAGGGACTACATACGTAATAGATGCCATTGAAGCATCTTTGGCTAGTGGTAAGATTCTACATGCACCGGGTGGTATCATTGAGATTTCTGCTCCTGTTCAAGGTGATTTAGCAACAGCGTCATTCACTCATTCTTTGGTTGGGGATAACAGTGAAGGTTTTGAAAGTGACTCAGAACTAGATGAAAGATACACTCCTCAAAACTATACAACGATGACTACTGAACCAAGAAGACCTCCTCAAAATATAGCAGCATCACATACCTCTAAAGAAAGTCACGAATCTGTTTTCCATCACTTGATGATAGAGGTTAGTAACGCAGGTAAGTTTAGCGCATCACCAAGACCTTCAGCATCAACTAGTTCGGGTGCTGCTGGTGAGTTCGATATAGCGATAGCAGCATCTGCTGGGCCTGTACATGAAATGTTTGACATAATAGACAATCATGCTACTACGACTCCGGGTGTACAACAACGCATTTACGTACAACCATCTGACCGTAGTAGAACTGCTCAATTGAGACATGTAAAAACAGTAGCAGATAACGCAAATGATTCTCACTTTGCTAGTATAATGTACTTAATGACTAGAGGAAAACTACGTAGCATTATTGAAGAAGAGGGAGAAGATGGTGCAGAGAGGTTTACTACGGTAAAATGTGTCGGTATAAATGCAGCAATTATCAACAGAAACGTAGATGAAATAGGTTCAGGAAGCCCTGACTCACACGTAGTCAAAGAGATAGACCCAAACGCCCCAGTGGTGACTGTTACGCTAGGAGGAGTAGGGCAAGGAGCGTATGATACAAACCCATCATTCGACCCAAGTACACTATCGAGGCTGCCTTATAACACAAGGTTTGGATTTTCTTGTCATGCTTTGTCTGTTCGTACAGACCGTGATACTACTGCTGGTGACCGTATTCAGTTCATTGAAGTGCGTGCTCTAAACAACAACTCTGAGGATTTGAAATCATGGGGTACATATCCGTTCCCAAAGAAGGGGCGGTTATTCTTGAAAAACGGGGCTAGTGCTGAGTACAACAGTAAAAATGGAGTAGCCTTTTTCTTTAGCGATGATGACGTTACAACTCTTACCAATAAATATGTGTTAAGCGATGGTAGTAACGTTGCTGATTTCTACGAGTGGGTTCTCAAAACAGGGCTTAGTTCAACAGCGGGTGCTGTTACTAGTGGAAACTCAGTCACGGCTTCAATTGGTGAAATAATACTAGGTGATGGTAATTTCTATGCAGAAAACGCCACCGCTGATGGCTCTACTGTTAACGATAGAATGTTTCAGTCAATGGACACCGTTACTCACGATTATCAGTTAGGTACTCAGTTCGCAAGTACACGTGCTTTAGTAGAGATACCTCTATTCAATGACCAGTTTTTCAAAGATATACCTAACGGAATACTACCGGGACCTGATAACTCTTTGAAGTTACATCTTGACCCTACAATGACAGCGCATACTTGGAATCCTTCACCTGTAGGAAGGCGTTATCAAGAAGTTTCACCTAGTGACCGCAGCGCACATTCCGCTTATGCTTATTCTCTATCACAGAATAATCATACTCGCAGCGCAAGTATTCAAGGAGAGGCAATTACAGACACTAGTAACTACAAACTCTATGTTAGTAATCCTGACATTTTCCCTGCTGCTGATATAGGTAGTGCCAAGTCTTACTTCTATGTAGATAAAGTACAGCGACATCAAAGAGCATTCTTACCGAATGGTGAGTGGATTATTTACAATAACGACCCTTCTAGTGATGGTTTTATACAGTTTGAAGATGCTACTTATGCTCATTCTGAAAAGTTCTTGGAAACACATCAGACAGGTATGCAACTGCTAGTAGGAGGAGGTTATCAAAGTGAAAGTTTAGTCCCTCTAGTTGGTAGTTTCCTAAACCCATCTTCTTCTATAGAAAGAAGGAGTGAATACTATCATGACTCTGCTAGTGTTAAAACTCAAGGTGGTAATGTAGATTATGGTCTACGTCAATATGTAAGTGCTGTTGAGTTTAAGGCAGGACCTACTACTAATCCTCATGCTGCCCGCATACAATCGGGTAGAGCACGAGGTCAAATTATAGGCGTAGAGCCAATTATGAATGGTAGTACCTTTACTGGCTTAGTAGTGTTAATCTTTTCAGAAGAAGACATTGAGCAATTTCCTAATGTGCAACCTAACATAGACAGTAACGGAAACGTTGTTTTTGAAACTGGAGATTATCACTACCTATTAGAAGCAACATCGCCTACTGGTAGCGTTAACAGATTTATTTACTGGGGAGACACTGCTGCTACATTCCCTCATTTAAGTGGAACACCGACAACTCCTGATGACTTCAGAAGTTCGATTATAGTTGAGGATATTTTTAACAAAGGTAGCACATTACCTAATTATTATGATGCAAATCACGCTGATTACATACTAGACCAAGAGGCAGTATTAGTAAAAAGAGGTTTTATGTTTGGGTTTGACCATGATAAGGATAGTTCAGCACTAGAAAATACACTTAATATCAGTGACACTTTCAGACCACCTACTGCTCGTCATCCGTGGACTATCAAACAACACGGCGCTGGTGGTCCTAGTCCATATATATCTACTACTTCTGTAATTGTCACAAATACAACTAGCGAGCGGTTATTACAATCAGATACTAATAGTCTTAATGTTCAGAAAGATGATTATGTTTACGCTGAGATTTTCAATACATCATCTTCTAGTATAACTGCTGTATACTTTATCGGTAGAGTTACTGTTATTGCTGAAGGACATGCTCAAAGCACGCCTTCATCTGATACAGTTTTAACTTTAGATGGAAGTATGACGAGCAGTATTGCTACCGCTATAAATAGCGCTATAAATGCAGCAGCAACTCAAGTCTATCTTAGAGTCGGATGTCATGATATTATGGAAAATGATGATGAGGCTATTCTGAATAGAACTTGGTTATTCCCATATGCACCCGGTGGTCTACGTAAAGGTGACACTGTATGGGCTAACATGACTTACAATAACCCTCACGCTGTGGAGGGTTTATTCGCCAAAAGCCGTGGTGTATTGAATGAAGCCTTAGTGTGGAATAGTTTTAACGGTGGTAAGGGAAGTCTAGCAACTGAGGCTCGTGACAGTATTCCGCTTGAGAACTTTTTGATTGGTAATACCTGTAGAGAAACTGCTGAAAATTACATCCAGCACGTGAATAAGACAATTGAATTAAATTATGCAGAATTATTTGGCACTGAAAATAATGTTGCACCTCCTGTGGTTGCCTATCTCGACCCTGCTCTAAAGGGAGATGACCACGCTCGTGTCCTTCTTTACGACTGCGCCCATGACCGTGAGTTTATCGCATTCCAAGACTTACAAATGCAAGTTCAGAGCAGCCCAAAGGCAGCAGAAATTGGTTACCAAAGACACACTAGTGGGTATAATCTTGCTACAGGAGGTGACCAAATTGATTTGGTTACTCACAACATAGCATACAACGGTGCTAGTCAGAATGCTTTTATGACTCAAATTGATGTTGCTAATGGATTCCCAAGTCAAAACAAATATGTCCGTAGTACAATGCGTTCAAGATTTATGGAGAGCGCTTACGCTCATGATATTGCTAATAATTATTCAGCATCAAGTTTGGAGTCACCAATACTGGGTGCAGTAACATCATTAGTTAGTTTCTATCCCACTGGATTGAATGGTCAAGTTTATTCAAACGCCAGTGGATTAGCAACCACTACAACAGGTAGTGGTAGTGGTTTAACAGTAGATATTACTACTTCAAGTGGTGCTATAACAGCGGCTACAATTAACGCTGCTGGAACAGGTTATGTTCATGATGATGTAATCACAGTTACTCAATCAGGAGCAAGCGGTGGTAAGTTTAGAGTTAGATTAGCACCAATAGGAGTTTCTACTAATCTTACTGCTTCTAATAGATTAACTCAGTATGGTAAGGGGCATGGCCACTTTGTACACACTGGTTATCATACAGGTGGAGCATTTAGTGAAAGAGCCATAGGAGATAGTATTTTACCTAGAACTGAAGATGCAGTTGTATTACCTTATTGGGCTAATGAACTACACGAATATAGTCGTAAAATAAGGTCCGGTTTAGATAATTTTGTAGCAAAATTAGTAATCCACCGTGAGGCTAAAACAGGGGCATCTATGCGTGACCCATCTACATTCTTTGATACTCCTGACGGTACTAGAGTTATCCCTGCATTCTTGGCCCTACGTGGTATACGTTCTAGTAGCCTCGACTTGTCAAACATGCGTGAGAATAGGTTACAGCATCTAAAACATTGGACTGATATGGATTTCACTAGAAGGCTATCAATAGACTGCGGTGAAATAGCAACACGTGATGGTGTTACCGATGTAGAGGCGGCTGCTCGTGAAGTTGTCAGAATGATTAACCAAGCGGGTGCTAAAAATGCTAGAACTAACAGTATCAGTGGAAAAACAGGGTCTGCTCACGACCCGGCAGTTTGGTGGGATGTAGATAAGGCACTTGATTCGCAAGATAATGGTAGTCATATGGGTTATTTTAGGGCTCATCTTGGTAGAGTAGTTCAAGACATTAAAGGTCGACAAGGATATTCAATAGTTATCCATAGCACTGTACCGGGCGCTACTGGTCGTAATTTCTGTGTATGGTTAGACAACGCTCGTGGTCAAGCACCATATCAACCTGAGTTCCTTATAGGTCATGGTGGAAGATTCAGAACTTTTTGGTGTCAACCTGATGAAATTAGCGGGGAAAATATGCACCCTGCGCCAATGCCGTTAAACAAACATGGCAGACCATTTGCGCCTATCACTAGTTTACGCCAGTATAGTTTACCTGACGAAACAGGAACTCAAATAAAATCCACCAATGATTTTGCTTTCCGTGGTGATGAAACATCTGACCCCATAAATAGGGCTATTTCAATGGTTACCGGCTCAGGTCAATCACATAATACAATTAACACTGAATCATTAGAAGTAGAGGGCTATGCTACTAACTTCACTGAGGGGTTAAAGGTAGGTACACAAGCAGTCGGAAGAGTCAATTTCGGTGGATTAGTTGCCGCTGGTGTACCCGGCTTCGCTCCTGATACTGGTGCTTGGGGATTCGGGCGTAGGGGAGATAATAGATTTACTAAAAAATACGGTGATGTTGCTATAACAAAGACCGGGAGTGAACTCGCAACTGCTTACAGCCCTTACGTTCCAGCCAGTCAAGTTTCTAATGACAGTATAGGCAACTCTCCATTATACGGTTTTGAGTTTAAAGACCACTTAGGAAATAGACATGGTATTCGTATAGTTTATCGTACAATGGATGAGAAGTTCATACTAGATGAAACACAGATTCCTGATACATTAGAGGATGAAATTGTAATCTACATAGATGACCGAGATGTAGGGCAGGGTGGCTTTACTATAGGTCATCACATGCACGGTTTAAGTGATGCAACTGGGCGTTTTGACCCTAATCCAACACACGCTACATTAGTGGGTTGGCGTGGTAATCGCTGGAATGGTGTTCCATCTGCTAATGCTGCTTATGATGTTAACATGTTTTATTCCGCTAGTAACAAAGTATTGGTTATTTCAATGGCTCATGGGCCCTACAATGTTTGTCCTCACCCTGACCCTCTAGGTTATATGGGGTTCCCAGTAGAAAACGGGCTTATACAGGTTTCAGACCCATTTAACCACGCAGATGCTAAAGGCTCTTTCGGTAACACATTTTCTTATACACATCGTAGTACAGAAGCATCTAGCGGTGGCGGTGTTTTAAAGGCTTATTTCTATGGAGTAGAGGGGGCTAATTTCAGCAGTAGTCAAATTACTACTGCTGGGGCTTTTGACGCTACAACTATCGCCCATGTCGCTAATGAGTTTGGAGCGAATACTGATTACATTAGAGCATTAATTTCATCTTGTGTAAATTGGACTAGTCTTGTAACTGATGAAGTTCTTGCTGCCGCTGTCACTGCTGCAATCAATATGAGAGGTCCAAACGTTCAGGATGGTACACCATTTGACTGTAGAGACTTCTTTGCTGCTGATGGTAGAACATTAGGAGAGTGGGGAGTTGCAGATGATGCAATACGTATTCGTGCATACAATCCTAGTAGGAACATTGAGCCTATTTCTAATTTCTTTTCAGCAAGTATTCATAGAGACATGGCTATACAATCAGCGCATATAGAACATGGCGATATTGAGAAAGTAGAACATGATGGAACTTTAGGTAGTAGTAATCGCTCGGCTACTGACGCACAAATTGATGCTGGTATAAGAGCAGAATGTGGTTACATCCCTCATACTATAGTGCAAATTGTTAGTAAGGGTAAAGGCTCTAATGGTAACACTCCATCTCCTGTATTAGTAGATTCTAAAAATGACCCAGTAGATACTGAAACTTGGAGTAGTAACTTAAACGGCGTTAGATTTATGGCCTATTCGGGTGACCACATTCTCCCTATGGTTAACAATCCAACTCTTGAGATTGATGAAATTACTGCTACTGATGTAATCCTTGATTCTGCTAACGAATTATGGCACTTCGTGCGTCCTGCTGGTAGCGAAGGTGCATCTGTTAGTGATGGCTCCAGCGCTATTGCTAAAATAGCATCATTCGGTGATAAGTCGTTATTTTCTTATAGACAAGATACAGCGTTTGTTACTAGTGAAAATGGGGCAAACTCGCAGACTAAATTAGATATTATTACTAAGAGTGATGATTTCCCTACAGTATCAGCATCAGCAGCAGACGTTGCTCAACGCTTTGCTGACCATAGATGCTTTACTACTGCTGGTTTCCGTGTGTTAGGTAGTCTATACTCAACACCACAAGTATTCTTCCGTGGTGGCAGAGATAGCAGCGACCATTGGGTTCCATTATTCTTTGGTGGTGGCTTCAGTGGTGTCACTATAGACATCAATGATGGGACTAAGAATGACTACAGTGACAAATATACACACCCATATGCGAATGGACCTAATGGTGTTACTGGTATACAAAATGCAAATGAGACACTGTCATCGTTTTCATCAATAGACTGTAACGCTATAATGGCTTTCTTCCCCGGTACTGCTTTATTAAACCAGCATCGAGGTAGCCTCAATCCACCCTTCTTCAACAAAGACAACGTGCTTAGCCCTGATTTGAAGAACGGTAATCAAGCGGTGAATGCTACTCATCCTAGTGCCGCTCCTTATGTAAGAGGAGTGCATATACAAGTTCCTACTCCGCTAGTTCTACGCTTTGCTCATCCTACTGCTCGCTATAGCGACCACGTGACTGGTACTGAAAACAAAACTACTTTCATGATTTATGGCCCCGGACAAGCGTTCCCGTATACTCAAGAAGTTGCTACTCCTGTCAACACATTTGAGCCGCATCCCGGTAGAGCGATTACAGTTGGTAACGGCTGGTCATCAGTACCTATACACACAGGAGCAAATCAAAGATTCATGCCTAATCATATTACTAATGATAGTGCAGACTATATGCCTGAAAAATCAGCGTATCAACTGGCTCGTGGGCGTTTTCATTGGAGGCAGACTTTGAACTGGGAGCCGCCTCAAGGTAAGCCAAATGTAGCGATTCTAAAACAAAGACCTGAGTCAGGTCGAATGTATGGTGAAATGTTTACATCGGGTGTGAGTAACGTATCAGCGGCTGAGATTCATGATTATAGAAGAGTACACCCTATGAGACACGCTGTATTTATGGGAGGCTCTATGGCGAGCAACTCAGAGTGGTGTTTCCATATGGATGGTGGGTATCATCCCGGTGGCTCTTGGGTAGATAATCAGATTACTTTTAACCCGCCTCAATCTGCTCGAAATAATAATACTAGGGTCGCAAAAAACAGCGGTGATGAATTACACCCTACTGCATTCCGTGTTGCTGGTCCTTTAACGACTAAAGTTCTCTATGGTTCTAGTGGTTCATTTGAAAGTCAAACTATAGTAGCCGCTGACGTGAACATGGAGTATATTGCAGTTGATGCTACTCGATGTCAAAACGGAGAAGAATTAGCCTGTGTATTAGGTGCTGCTATAAACACATTCCCCGGAGGAGGAGCGCTCAAGGCTATGGGTGGTACATTCATGCCTAGTATGGGTAATGCTATGCGTCAAGACCGTTATGGTTGGAGAGAGATTGATGACTCTAAGATTGAATCATATTCAAACTCAAATAACGACTTACATGACAGTTTCATAGTTTTGAATATGGGTACTACTGAAAGTAATGCTAGAAACATACCTGAAACAGGCTGGTTACGTACAACTAGCAATTTTACAGGGATTGGTGTAGGTGCTGAAACATCACCAGCGTTCGCTCCTTACTATAGCCGTATTGTTTACCTAGACGGTTCAGATTATCATGTTAAGTTTTTCATAGGTAGAAATAGAATTACAGGTAACCTTCGCTTTGAAAGCATAGCAACTTGGGATAACAAATTAGACAGCGCTACTCTAACTTATCCTACTATCAACACTGCTAACGTTGATAAGATATATGTATGGACTAAGGCGGGTGTACACACTGTAAGTAATTCAACTCGCACTGGTTACAATAGAGTACACTTTAGTGGTCTAGTAGATGCTATTGACCGGACTAAGCCAGTGGGTGCTGTTGGTTGGGCAGGTGAACGTTATTCTTATCTTAACACGTTGAGTGCGGGACTAAGCAGTAAGTTTGCAGCAGGATTAGGTGCTTGGCATTCTTCATTGGGCTTCTCACCTTATGGTAATAGTATGGGCTGCGCTAATGTTTTCGGTCATATACCAGTTATAGCGCCTATGCCAAATAGCCCTGAAAGTAGTCCACCTAACGATGGAAGTAGCCTCCTCGCTAATTTCCCTAATCAGGATAACCCTGATGGTCCTCATAATGAAGCACAAATGGATGCTGCTGTTACTGGTAGTTACACATTCCAAAATGTTGATACTAGTGCTTATCATAATACTCCGCTTCTTTACAGTGAATCTAATTTACTGAAAGATTTAACACATAAACAAGGTGTTTATTCACGTGCTTTATTAGTTGTATCTCATGAATCAGAACTAGCACTTATCGCTAAGAAAGACCGTGATGACCAAATTACTGTTGGAGATTTTATGAGAGCACATGGTAATGTTCCGGGTGGTGGTACAACACAGTGGGATGACCGTATACACGGACAGGATAGGTTCTACGCCCCTGCTAATGCTGGGCCTAACGTTGAGGCTTTGATTAGAGATGGTACGGTCTTCCCTACTATAGCAGACTATACAGCATCTAATGCTTTAGATGGTAGTCCATTTAATGCTGCTATAACTCTACATTCGACTCTTACTGCTGATACACAATTAGAAAATGCTGAACCTTGCCTAAGTAAAACAGGTGATTTATTCTCTGATATTGAAAAGAGTATAGGTTCACATTTCTCAGCAAGTGCTGGTGCTCAAAGAAATGTATCTGCTGATTTCTACTCTTCTGCTTCAGTAGCACCTTCTTCTTTATTCGGTGGGACTAAGCAGAAAAACACTTTTTGGATTGGTGATGTAAACGCTTACGAATCATATGCACGCTCACCTGCTGATAATTTTAATGCTGAGCATATAGTTTGGAAGAGAATGGATGGCGGTAGCCTTTCTATGCCAGCGGTAAATGCACGTGGACTCGGCGCTATACCCTTCACCAATCGTGTTAGTGGTGCTATTATTGGAGGGACTGGTGAAGGAGCAGAAACTCGTGCTAGTGGAACCTCTGTTACTATGGGAGAGAAAATATATGGTAATGTCAGATTCTCGTTTGAGACTACAAACAGCGCCATGTTACCTGTATTACAAGCACAAGAATTATCACATCCTCAACTTGCGACAAAACACTCTATCACTTTAGCAAATGTACTAGATATACCTAATGAAGAATTACAGTTTGAAGATATGCAAGTAGTCGATGATACAGGGCAAACACACTTGTTGAGCGGTGGCTCTCCTCTCGGTGTGATTATCCGTGCGTTTAGACCAGCAGGAGAAAGGCTGGCTAGCGGCCTTGCACCATCAACGGCTAATTCATCGTTATCTCCTAACTTAATCATTCAGTTACCTGACCCTGAATCTATACCCGGAAATATACTAGTGCGTAGTGGTTTCGATAAACTACAAGCATATCAGAATGAAACTATGGGTGACGGTGGTATGATACATCCTGACCTTGGTCAATCACATATAGGTCATTTATTCGATAATGAAGTACAGGGACCTAGATTAACCCCCACTATGAATGAAGTGGGATGGGAGCATATTAGTACAGGTATTCTACCTCTTAAACTAGATGATGATTGGGAAGATAAAGGTATAGTTAAACCCGATAGCACAAAACTAGGATGGCGTTCAGCAACTAATGATAACACATTAGCATCTTCTTATGAGTTACATGACCGTACTTTATTCTTCCATGTTACTAAAATGGGGCATTCTCATACTGAAAGATACAGTAATACTTATTCTCACCCCACAGATGATACTAACGACGGTATACTAACTCAATCACTAACTGTTTCAAATTACGCTAGTGGTACATTAACTGCATCGGCTACTATAACATCGGCTATCTTTGATGCTGATTTCGCTACAAAGGAACGTAGTGATAATAGACGTTTCTTACGCCTCGCTACCACTACAGATAGTGTAGTGTTATCTTACACTGGTATTAGCGGTGCTACGTTCACAGGAGTAGTTGGGGATATTGACTTTGAGCAGTTTATATCTGATAATTTAGGTACATCAACCATCAATATATCACCATCTTACTACATACCAGCAGGTAGCACTCGCTTCTTCGCTGCACGTAGACTTCGTGACCACGCTGAAGTTAGCGGTAATAGTCCTGATATGGCTCACACTGAATACATGAGTGGTAATCAAAATACTCTAATTATTGACAGATACAACAAGCCCAAGTTAACACCTATGCCAATGCCTCGTATGGGTCACCATTTCGTAAATGCTACAATGCCAATGCTACCGGGCCACTGGGCTCATCCTGCTTATCAGAGCCTATATGATAAGCATGAAATTGAAAGAAGAGTGAGTTTACAAAATCCTGATTTGATAAAACTACAAGAAAATGTAGACGCTACTACTACCACACTAGGAACATCAATTACAGATTATTTACATCCTCTCAATCCTCAAATAAGAATTGGTAGTTTAACTGCTACACCTAGCGGGCCTAGTGACATACATGGTGGTGCATTCACGTTAATGTTTGAAACTAAAGTTAGGTATGACGGTTATGGTGTATTGGCCTCTAAAGGGACTGCTGGAAGTATGAACAAAGCCGGAGGACACTCAATAGTGCTTGAAGCAGGTGCTAATTACACCCAAGACGGGCACTTCCCTGACCCTGCTGAAGTGGGTGCTTATCAGATTGTTATACAGCCCAACCTGAGAAAGCATCAAGTTACTGGTTTCCACTTGAATAATTCTTCAGCAACTGGTTTACCTGACATCTCTACTCCTTCCAACAACACTGCTGTTCTTACAGGTCAACAGGTCAATCTCGTAGTTGGTATAAAATACGATACTGAGAGAGGTGGCTCTCCGGTTGGTGGAGTAACTCTCATTCTTGCTGAAGCCACTCTTGCTGACGTAAGGGGCTGTGAAATCTTCATCAATGAAGTGATACTAGACCACAACCCTGACCACGGAAGTCAATTCACTAACATTCCACCGATGCTGCTTTATAATGCACTTGGTGTACAAGGTAGTGAATCTCCTACATTTACTCGTAGGAGTTTACCTTACAATGCTGGTATGTTTGTAGACGCTACACCCGGTCACACAGCAAACATTCCGTGGTGGAGTATGGTTCACAAGGTAGCACCTGACGACTCTTCTGCCGTTGGGTTTAGACACTTAGCAATTTATCGTTTAGATAATTATTATCAATTCTGTAGGCCATCTCATGGGTGCATAGGTGCTCAGATAATTCTCGCTGGTTATCCTTCTATTAGCCCTGATATATACTCAGAAACCTTTGAGAATATATCTTTAACACCAGTCGCTCAAGTAACAGCAAGTAGTTCAGGTAACCACATAGATGTAGATGATGCTTCGTTCTTCCCTGAAGTTCCTTACTATAATCAGAAACTGATATACACTGATGTTAATGGAGCAGTTCAAACATTATCATACACTAAACGCTCAGGTCATACTTACTCTAGTGCTACTATGAATCAACCTACTCGGTTCATAACAACAGAAACTACTATGCCTCCAAATGGTACTATCCTTAGATTATCATTACCTTATTCTAGTAAAACTTCTACTGAGTTGTTTAAGGATTCTAGGTCTAGTATCTTAACTAACAATTTAGAACAGTTAGAAGGCGGTACTAGAGATACTAACGCTTTGTATACACCCGACGCTTTCCTATCTATGTGGCATCCTAATTTGGGTAGACCTCATACATTCTACTCCGATGGTAGTAGAACATGGGGTAATGCTACTTCTGATAGAGCAGTCAATAAAGCAGCATACAATAGTATGCCTGAACACTTTGAAACCATACACTATCATAGTGTAAACTATGCTGCTAGTCTAGGTCCTTTCAATCTTGACTTTAAGACTCCTAAACCCCCTACTAAAATTAGTCAAGTTACTAGTGGTGCTACTACTAACACTCTGACATTTAGCACAGATATTAGGGCTGAGTTTGATGCTGGTGACTATATCTTCGCCGATGGTAAGATTATAGGTAAAGTTGGTAGTGAGGGATTCGCTGGCTCTACGACCACTATAACCTTCTCAGAAAATCTAATCTACACACCAGCGACTGGTACTACTGTATACAAAGATGCAGATGGTAGCGTAGATACTGCTGCTAACATACACGCTATGACGGGCTACGAGGCGCAAGGTAGCGGTACAGTCATGCTAAGTCATTACTGGCCTTGTGGTAGTAGGGGTGGGCCCCTAGTAAGCAACTTAGAAGGCTATAGTGCTTGGTCTGCTGCTTGGCATATACCACGCACTCTAAGTGCAGCAGGTGGTAAGCACTGGGAAGATGCTGATGACAGTGGCTCTTACTCAGTTAGTAGTGGTCTTGCTATTGCCTCCAGTCTTGTATCTACACGCTCTTATCCGTTTGGTTATCGCTTCGGCCTCCGTCAACCTTGGAACAGACCTCAATGGGGCCACTACGGTATGCGTGCATTCACGGAAGCCGCTACACATAGTGGTGCTAGTAACTTCACAGTTGGTTACAAAGCAGGTCCTTTGACTGAGTATGAGTCACAAACTTGGACTAGTGCGAGTGGTGTAAGCGTAACACTACCAGCGACCTATGTTGGTATTATGGAGAGGCAAACTAATTTCAGCGGTATGCTTGGTCCTGATAAAGCAGAATGGCAAGTGCGTTACAGTGATGGCCGTCGTATGACCCGCTCCTTTGGTTGTCCTGTACGTACTATCCGTAACGCTGCTACTGCACCTCGTAATTGGTGGGGTGACCACGCTGGTTTGGGTGTTAGTACAATAGAAGGTGCTGTTGGTTATTACTTAGTAGATTGGTGGGGTAACACTCGTGGTGAAGATGTAAGAAGAGCACCAGTACGAGGCTTCGGTATCAAACCTGCTTGGGACGCTGGTGACGCTTACGAATATGACCGTACTAACAATCGTACACCTTACGCTAGACTGTATAACAATGGCTCACCTATTGTCAACCTCAAAGGTATAATTGACAGTAGTGGTGATGTTCTAGGCTCTCCTTCAGCAGTAATACCACGTTTCGGTGGTAGATTGAATAACACTAACAATGGTAACACCGACATTTTGGTTGATGTGTTCGCTCCTACAAACGCTATGCGAGTAGGTGACATGGGTGGAGGACGTGGTATTAGATACCCAACCCAATTCAATGAGGATATACTAGTTGAATTAAGTGATGTCTATGAGGGTTCAGGGGTTGTATTATCTCATCACACCGCTGAGCCTACATTTAGTCAAGGTTACATACGCCCGAGGAATGACACCTTACAATCCGATGAATTAGAACGTGGAATAAGTGCTAGATTAGATGTAGCAGAGGATGGTTTATTGAAACCCGAAGCAGCGGTTAGTGAACGTGTTGAAAGCATTAGTGGAACATCTGTTTACACAGAACCTATTTCACGCTCAAGCCCAAGGATAGGTATTGATGGTGAAAACATAGAGTCTCGCTCTACAGGTGTAAGTAATGACATGGTAGCAATCAATACTGAGGCTCATAGTCTACACTCAGACACAGGTGTAGGTCAAAGAGTTGTACTTCAAGGTGGTATGCAGTCCGGCTCTCAGACATTAGCAGATTATGATTTAACCTCTCTATCATTTGCTGCTCAACCTCATGGTGGTGTAATGCGTTTCAGTCACACTAGTAATATCAAGGCACTAGGTGGTACTTACATTCTTGAGTCTCGCTCTTTCGTTAACCCATTCGATGATACTGGATGGGGTAGGGGTAGTACATCAACTACTAGCAATCCTTACCAAACTAGTGGAAGCGTCTCTAATCCACATAATTTAGTGGATTCAACGGTACGGTTTATGGTAAGACCTGTAAGGTTACTTGATAATAAACACATTGAAGTCTTTAGGTCAGATAGAAATGTAGCAGGTAGCACTCCTCAAGACGGTAATACGTACTACTCAGCCACATCAGGTGGTAAGTATGGATTATTTGTTTACGAGTCTACTAGCGCTGCTGCGACTTCTTACATGCGTGCTAGTTTACCCAATGCAAATGCCCCTTACCAACCAGTGTATCTCATGGAGAGTAGTAGCGATACAGTACCTGTATCTAAAGGACCTAAATTACCCGGTGCAGGAATGGCTACATTCGATAAAGATACACTAAAGTCCACTGTAACTAGACTTATAATAACTGAAAATACACTACAGCATTATAGAAGCGATGCTCTTCGACGTACAGGAAGTGGTAAAGATTACTCGATAAAGCCCCGATTTAGTCAATCTTTACACAGTAAGGGACATAAAGAGGATGTAACCTACAGTACATCAGACCACAGTGGTGATGCTTGATGCCTTACTTAGCACAGCAACGAACGACTGGCGACACCAATGTTGTCATGAAGCAAGCACGTAAACCAGTATTTGTAGATAACGCACTTCACTTAGGTGAAATAACTAAACAGGGTTCTAGTAAGTCTAAAGTTACACTAAGGAAGCGCAACACAACATCTTACGCAATCGCATCTACTCACTCCTATGATATTGACGAGCGTGAAGATAGTATTGTTTTGACTCACACACCCACAGCGGGGCACGATTCTACTTCTGCAATATATTACATGAACTCTAAACTAGAAGGAAACGATGCTGCTTCAAATACTCCGCCTTTATTGTATGCTAAAGATAGACAAACTGAAAGATTAGCGTTAGGTTCTACTTCCAGTGGAAGTAAAGGTACAGTTTTCGCTGTACGCAACATGAAGGGTAGCACTCTTCAAGAGTTAGGATTCGACTCTAAGCGGGCATACGCTGCTCAACCTATTGATGTTGGTCTACGTACTACCGACATGGCTATTAGATTAGGTAATGAAGTAGCAGGTGACTTAACTTCAATCAATACTGCTTTACCAATTTCACCATCTAATCCTAATAATGACCGTAGAAGTTTTACTACAAAGTTTGTAGCCGCAGATTTCTATGGTGTTAACTTAATTACTGCTTTAAGATTCTTAGGAAGGCACGATAATTACATAACTTACTTTGAAAGGTTTGGTAGTCTACTCTACGTACCGTTTAATTTTGCTGAAGCAGGTCGTTTTGTGAATAGTTCAATGCGAACAGGTACAGCATCTTCCAACCCTGTAGATAACACTAGTAATCGAATTATAGTGCAAGGTAAAGCATTAGCCGTCAATGAAAAAGCACGTGCTGAAGTTAATGACGCTGAGCGGCAAAGTGGTCTTGGTGCTGAGATTATACAAGAGCCGCTAGTAGTTGAAGATTTTACTGTGGGTAGTAATCAACAGGCTAGAATGGTGGCTAATAGTATACTAAAAGCAAACAACCTATTGAAGGGTAGTCAAAATAGTAACGGCCATCCTTCTTCATGGGATTTGAGGCCCGGTAAGATTATTGAATATGACGGGGTAAGACGTATTTTGGTTGAGGTTAAACATAATCTAGTGAATAACACAGCCGACCTTGTCTTCTTAACTTTAGATACAGGTATTGAAGGTGTGTTATTAGGTATAACCGAAGGCTCTCAAAGCATAGGTAGTAATCCAAACACAGTTGAGCAAATAACTGAAACTAACTTTTCATTATTTGGAGAGATTAAAATTGTCACCATTCCAATTATTACAATTCAGGGGCACGGAGATTCAGGTTTTATTATAGGAAAAGCCATGAGTAGGGGCACTCTCGGTGCTACTAGTAGCCAAGAAGTCATAGGTGGAAGTAAAAATACCCCAGTTAGGAGTGAGTAGAATGCCGATAAGTGACCACATAAAAAGAACTTTACTAGATACACTTGTTAGTAATATCAATGAAATGATAATTGGTTTTGATGGGACACCGTCTACAGGTTCGGATGGTGCTGCTGGTAGACCTGCTCTGACCATCAACCCAACGGTTAGAATCATTGATGATAGTACCGTTTTAGTCGAAGGGTTCATACCTGCGACTGAGTCGTTTACTGATACAATCAAAGAGGTTTACATACAGTTTAGAGGCACATCGTCTTTCACACCAGTGGCTAGACACACTATACTACCAATTAACAAAACCACTAAAAATGAAATAAGAATCCAAGTATTGATTGAGGTGAAATAATGACTACAAATAACCCACTATCAGGTCACACAGATGGCACTAACGATGGACTAAAAGATGGCGACCACATTCTGTCGCCCTCGCTAACTAACTTATACGAAGGTGTACACGGAAATGGTATATTGTTACCCAATGATACAGCCTACGGTGATAGCGATAGAAACGACCCGCCTGATTTACCCGGTGCTATAAGTGCAGGTTCAGCGGCAAATCAGTTCATAGTCAAGGCTTGTAACGTCATATTAGACGGAGTTGTTTATGCTATAGGTGGTGGAAGTAATATAACAGTCACACTGACTTCTACTACTTCGGAAAAACTAGGAAGTTTCACAGCATTAAGCACTAATCAAGAATGTATTTTCGTAGTTATTGCTACCGCTGAGGGTCTAAAAGTCACTCAGACTACACCAATTGGTACAGCGTCAGGTGCTTATGCTTCAATTACTGGCAGTGCTACTTCTTATCTCAAAACTGGCGGCGGCGCTGGAGCGAACAGACAGTCCATTGTACTAGGTACTGTAAGGGCAACTAGAGTCACTGGTTCTACAGTAGGAGACTTAAACATCCAATCCTTATCTGAGTACAATGATAAGCGTGTGTTCGTTAGACCTTCTCCTCTTTACTTATCTCCAGTCACTACTGGTGCTGTAGGTGCTACTGCTGAACTTGATGACCACACTGCCTTGGCTCAGATTCATGGTACTGGTCAACATGGTGCTTTAGGCGCTAACGGTGTTATATGGCAGTCCTATGGAAGTCAACTCGGTAGCACTACTGCTGGTGATAACGATAAAGATGTAGTCTACTACAGTGGTACACACGCTGCTCGTTTCACTCGCTCAGTATTTGACCGTGTATTAACAAGTACAGCGGCCAGTCTTACGCTCACATCAACAGATGCTAACATACTCATACTCACACCCGGAAGTAATGCTAATATCATAACAAGTGGTACATTCCCTGCTGGTTATGTAATACATATTAGAAATCTACACGCTTCAAATTATGTAAGGTTCGCTCTTACATCTTCTTCAAGTAGTACAATGGTTACTTATTATGAAATAGCGGCTGCTACTTGTGCTAGTTTTGTATGCACTGTTAGTCATGCTAGTTACCCAACCTTTAGTCTATTGATGGATGATACCATAGACACCCCTCAACTAGCCGCTAACGCTGTTACACTCGACAAAATGGCTGGAATACCGAGAGGTAAAATCATAGTCGGGGATGCAAGTGGTGACCCTTCCCATCTTGCGGCTGGCGCTAACGGTAAACTACTAGTTGCTGATGCAAACGGTGACCCTTCTTGGACCACTGTAAGCGGTGATGTCACCATAAGTGCTGGTGCTGTAACCATCGGTAACGATAAGATTGACAGTCAGCACTATGTTGATGGTTCAATAGATACAGCGCATGTTGGTAATGACCAAATAACCTATGCTAAGATACAGGATGTATCAGCAACTAATAAAATACTGGGAAGAGATTCTTCAGGTGCAGGAGTCATTGAGGAAATTGCTCCTGCTGATGTACGCACTATGCTGAATGTTGCTGATGGTGCTACTGCATATACAGATGCAGATGCTATTGCCGCAGTTGAGGGAGAGTCTACACTGGTGTTACAATCAGGGACTACAATAGGTACTGATTTGAAATTAACCACATCTTCTGATGATGCTATTATAGAGAATGTAACCAGCGATAAAGATATTATTTTCAAAGCAAACGATGGGGGTACTCCTACAGAAATAATGAGAGTAGATGGTTCGACTTCAAGAGTGGGTATTGGGACTGCGGCTCCTTCTACGAAATTACATGTTAAAGGTACAGATGCGGTTTTTACTATTGAAGATACATCAATAGGTATTGCGGCACTTACTAATGCAATGTCGGGAATAAATGTAGTAAGCGCAGGTATGAATGCAGGTGCTTCTAAGTTCGGAAGTGCAGTTAAGTTTCTATCCACTGACCCTCAACTTACAACCGAGAATCCTAAGTTTTTAGCGGCATTAGTTCCAAGAGCAACAGAAACTTATGACCATGATATTGACGGAGGAATGGCATTAGATTTCGCAATAACTGATAATGCACAAGGGGCGACTAATGTCCCTGTTGTAAAAATGACAATTGACCATACAGGTTTTGTTGGAATTGGTACAGATAGCCCCGATGCTAATTTACATGTAGTTGGTGCTGGTTCGGGCGACCATCTTATTTTAGAAGGAACTTTAGGTAGTGCTATTACTTCTGCGCCTAATATGGTATTGTTTAGAAATGGTGATGATGCAGCCGCAGATATTGACGATAACGATTTAATAGGTCAAATTGTTTTTAGAGGTGAAAATGATGCTAGTACACCCCAAGAAGTAAATTATGCTACAATTGAAGGAGGTATGGATGATACATCAGATGGTAGTGAAGATGGTCATATAACCTTTAATTTAATTGAAGCGGGAACTCTTACTGAGTTTATGAGGCTTAGGGCTACTACAAGAGATGTAGTAGTTAATGACCAAGGAGATGATATTGATTTTAGAGTTGAAGGAGATACTGATAGTAACTTATTATTTACTGACGCTTCTACTGATATGGTAGGTATTGGTACTTCTAGTCCTGCCGGTAAATTACATGTAAAGACATCAAGTGTTAATTATGCCGCTTTATTTGAAAGCAATGATGATGGCGCAAGTGCCGCACCCGATGTAGCATTGTATAGAAATAGTGCTACACCTGCAAATGGAGATGATTTAGGTCATTTAATTTGGAGAGGGGTAACTACTGATAATGCAGGTTCACCGACTCTTACAAGAGGAAACTACGCTGATATATTCTGCGAGGCTCAAGCAGTAACTACGGGGGCAGATAGCGGAAAGATGCACCTTAGAACTAAAAAGGCTGGAACTATGAATAAAGTGATTAGTTTAACTGCTAATGAAGTTGTAATAAATGAAAGTGGAAATGCTTCAAATATAGATATTGATTTAAGAGTAGAAAGTACAGGTAATGACAATATGTTGTTTGTTGATTCTGCGAATGATGAAGTTGGTATAGGGACGAATAGTCCCGAAGCAACTCTTGATATTCTTTCGGGTGGAACCTTTAGAAATACTAGATTACTTACTGTATCTGTATCGGGAAGCACTACTTTAACGGAAGCAGCCCACGCTGGTAGATATAATATATGTGCTGGGAATATAACGCTTCCTTCTACTTCTACTGCTGGTGAACATTATGCTATTCTAAATACGACAGGTGGAGATATTACTATTGGTCGTAATGGAAACAATATCAACGGTGCTGGCTCTGACGCTACTTTGGGAACATTCAAAGCCGCTACTTGTATCGCTATTGGGTCTAATAATTGGATGGTAATTGGTGTTTGAAATGTATATTGTTTTAGCAGGTTGCTCTCAACAAGGTGCATCATCACCTTTGGCGGCTTCAATCATAATAGATGGTTCTGCACCTTTAGTTGATTTAGTAGAACATGCCGATGTTGCGGGTAGTGGGGCTTTTACTACGGGTGCTGGTGGAATCCCAATATGGGATGTTTCAGTAGTTGCTACGGGTGGAACCGGTAGTTATACCTATAATTGGCAACATGCAGAAGTCCGTGATGTTACTAATTCATTCAGCGTTGGTTCTGCTGGAACAACAAATGCGGCTAGATACAATACTTTGGCTATTGACGGTACAATTCCGGGAAGTGCTTTAGACCCACCAAATGATGCTCTTTACGAACTTACATGTACGGTAGATGACGGCGTTGATACCGCACAAGCAACTATTCAATGTGCGGTAGTTGGTATTCCACTATGATTGAGTGAACACGCTATCCTGCCACATATGACCGCACTCTTTGCAGCACCATAGGCTCAGGCGCTCCTTGTCACCATCAAGGAAGCGTGCCTGTAGCCGCCTAGGTATATGCTCGTGACCGCATCTGCGACACTTGACTTTCATCTTGTCTAGTAGTCTACCCATCACTCACCACGTCTACCGATGATGTCATCTATTCTGAGTATAGCAGTAGTGACTTCAGTTGCGCTGGTGATAGCACTTTGAATGAGTGACATTGGCTCATAGACTTGAGCGTCATCCATGTCTTTAATCCCGCCTGTCTCTATATCAGGACCGAATGGTAGACCCGAGTGTCTCATGGCTAGAACAGTGTCTAGTGCATCGTGACCTGCGTTTTCAGCGATAGTACCCGGAATAGATTCGAGCGCATCAGCGAATGCCTCTATAGCCATCTGAGCACGACCTCCGACTTCACTAGCGTTAGCACGTAGGTGTGAGGCTAGAGCCACATATGTAGTGCCTCCGCCGTAGCAGATAGCGTCACCGTTAGCCACTAGTGAGACGACACCCAAAGCGTCATCGAACCCACGTTGAACTTCATCAAGTGTAGACTGTGTAGCACCGAATAGAACTAGAGTAGCCTCACTAGATGCTAGGTCACTGCTCACGAATAGATAGTCTACGTCATTGTAACGACGGCGGTCTATTACTGCTGCACTTACTTCCATATCTGATTCAGGTATATGGTATGGCTTTACACCAAACTCATTACCTAGCCTCTTCATAGTGCTTTCAGGTACTCTTCTCACTACGAGGATATTGCGCTTTCGTAGATACTGTACTACTGTATCATGTACACCATCACGCACTATCACGACATTAGCACCGCTGTCTACGATGTGTTTTGCTGAGTCAAGCAATTGCTCACGACCAACATTTTTCAGTGTACTATATGAAGCAGCATCAACTTGAACCTGAACATTACCATCTTGCTTCTGTTCCTCAAGACCGTTATTGATTAGAAGAACACAAGTGCTATCACCATTTAAATCACCGTCACCTGTAGTTACATCTTTGTTTAGAACTACACCGCTGAATAGATAAGAGTCAGCCAATGCACCACCGGGCGCTGCTAGAACACGAACGTCTGAAGCATCACCTACTGCATTGATTGTATCGACACATAGTTGAGCGACCTTTTGGTCTGAAGTTTCTAAAGACTTACCAGTGATAGCAGTCTTAGCGATAGATTGTAACTGTCTCTCGCCTTCAACTGCAAGACTAGGTAGGAATGCTTGTACCATGTCTCTTGCTTTACTGTAGCCTTTGTTTACCACATTAGGATGAAGACCCTTGTCAAACAATGTCTCAGCGTTACTTAGTAACTGACCCGCTATGACTACGCTACTTGTAGTACCGTCGTAACAATTAGTCTCCTGAACCTTAGACACTTCTACTATCATCTTAGCAGCAGGGTGGGCACTATCTAACTCACGTAGGATAGTAGCGCCATCGTTTGTTACTATGACGTTACCACCACCGTCGACCATCATCTTGTCCATACCCATAGGCCCTAGTGTAGTACGAACTGTACTCACAATCCGCTTCACTGCCTCTATGTTCATCCTTTGTGCATTGTGGTTTTTATTTTCACTCATTTCCAGTTCACCTCTATTTCTACAACTGACCCATCTTCCAAGGAGCGACTCTTAATCACTCCATTTTCACGGCCATATTCGTATAGGTCGTAGGTCAATTGAGAATCTTTCAGACAGTATTCTGCTACCTCTAGGTAGCGACCTGCTCTCCATGCTTCAGGGGCATCGTGGCTTGACATGCTCTTACCGACATCCAGTGTATTACGAGCCAGTAGTTCTAGGCTCGTAGCGATGTTTTTACCACCGGCTTTGTTTACAAGTAATTTAGTATCAATTACATTTTCTGCTTTATTCATTAAGTCTCCAGCAGTCCAGCAGTCTAGTGCTGCATTAAGAACAGGCAGGTCGAACTTCTTGATGTTGTGACCTAGGATGACACCACCTCCGTCTATGTGCTTCTGTAAGTGGTCACCTAGTATACGTGGGTGTAAGTCATGGACTTCAGCCCCAACCATTTCAATGTCTTCTTTACTAAACACATGACCGTTTTCACCATCCCATGTTGCTACTACTGTAGGTTCAAAGAGAGAGTGTTTATCCCACCCTCCTATCTCATACGAATAGTTACCAGTCTCAATATCTAATGCCATTACCTTACTCATGCTTCAGCCTCCTTTAGCCTGATGTAAACAACAGCACCGTCCTTTGCTGCGTTGAACATATATGCCGCCCAATCGTTAAACTTCTTGAACCCTGTGGCTTTGGTGATGTGATGATTCTGACAATACTGTTGGATGACTGCTGCCTTCTTATGCCAGCCGTCACCACGCTTGTCTAGTTCTACAGAAGATACTGCATTAAATGCCGCTAGCCAGTCTTTCCTGTGTACTTCCTTCTCCATCTTCTTAGCGCCGACTTCTACTTCTCCTTCTAACCATTGGATTAGATTCTTGAATAAGTCGTATAGAATATCCTTAGCCATGTCAAGATGCTCACCAGTAACTACCCACGTGTCATCCATCATCGCTATGTGTGTAGCGAGGATAACTGAGTAGTTCTCCATAGCAGGTACGAATGATGCAACAACATCAGCGATAGCGAAGTTAAGGTCTTTCAGTAACCCATAGAAGTCTTCTACCACGTCGTATGTAGCGGCGTAGAATGAATCATCAACAGTGAACATTTCATGCTTAATTGATTGTACTAATTCTTCTTGGTCAGGGCGAGACATCTCAGTCCATTCAGTAAAAGTAGTTTCAGTTAGATTCAGAACACGGTCACGTAGGCGCTTCTCTAATCCAGTAAAGTAAGCGACGATGTCATCGTATGATACGTCACCACCAGTGCCTTTAGTGAACGCCCGGTTCATACGTATCTGAGAAACCTCTTGTCTCCTGTCCATGTCCCAGTGCGACCAGTATAGCAGGACACGTTGGAAGATACCCTTAGTTAGAACGTACTCCTTAACCCCCTTCGGTGGGTAGGTAGTAATCCATAACGAGGCTAGTGACTCAGTCTCTATCCTCCTACCACTCAAGTGCTTTACTAACACGTTGCTGTTACTACCGATTGGGTTACAGGCTGACTGTAGATAGAGTACAGTCTCTTGACTGTGCTTACCGGGATTGAGGATGATAGAGCCTTCGTCGAAGTTCAATGCCTTCTGCCCACCTAGCATACCGTCTGTCTGCACCTGTACCTGTTCCTTCTTACCGTCTTCGTTAACACGGACTTCAGAAGTTACACCACCTACTAGACCAGCATCTGACCCAGTAGTATATGCGTCACTATCTAAACCGCAATCCTTCAGTACGTCACCTACGAACTCCCAAGCAATTGACTTACCAGTCCTAGAAGGTTGAATCCAAAAACAATGTACACGTGGGTCAAGGTGAGTTGAGTCCCACGGTATGCGTACATAGGGCGCTGCTACCTGTCCTTGTATGAAGAAGAATGATAGCATCGCTGGTATGTCATTGTCTATACTTACTCTACCGAACTCCTCCACGTAACCCTTGAAGAAGTCGAACTTGTTGACCACTTGGTAATCTGTTGCTTTGCGCATATTCTACCTGACAGGCTACCTATACTTAAACTAAACTAAAGGCTATACAACCTATACATCATACAACACCGATGCTGCTTTAAGTAGTCTCCGAGGGCACTACTTTTCCAGTAGAAGATTTTGTGTAATTATTTACCGTCTCACCGTTCTTTGGATATGAACAGCCTCTTCACTGGTGAGAACATTGACTATCATCTGCCTTCGTTGTTCTCCTAATCCCTTGACTTGCTTCAATGAATCAGGGAACATCATCTCCTCTATGTTACCACACTTGTCTAGTAGACGGTCTACTAAGTCAGGGCCTATACCGGGTATAGCCAGTAGGACATCCTTACGAACATCGTTAGTAGATACTCTCCTTACAGCCTTAGCACCGTGGCTACTGGCTGGCTTGTGTAACTTGTCATGTAGTTTAGTTACGAACAGCGCAGCCTCACTGACGTTAGGAGTATAGAATACCTGACAGTCGAAGTCAGCCATGATGCGAGCGATAGTACCAGTGAGTTCATTCTGTACCCTAGTATGCGTTAGACGCTTGCCGTTATTCTTGGCAAGGGCTACGTGCTTCGCTACGCTCCCATGTACGAGCAGGAAGAATCTTTCATAGTTAGCATCCATGTTCTCTAACTGTCTCCAAAGATGACCGCTATGACTTGATTGGAATAGGTCGCTAATACTCTTGGCTTCTACACATGCAGCCCCAAGTAAGTAGTCACCTACTACTAGAGCCTGTCTAGCAACAGAGAGTCCTGACTTCTGTGCCTTTCTTAGGATAGAGTCACATAGGGGTCCACGTTCGTTACTGTCTATTATTAGGTCAGGTTTCATCATTCTTCCTCCTTTGGTTTATGAGCAGAGCAGAACTTATCCCCTACTCTTCTTACCCATTTAGTACATCTATCACCCTTCTTTCGATTTCCACGACTTGATTTAGTTATACCTTGACATCGCCAGTCAGAAGGGGGTTTACTCTTAGCGCATTCTAAGCACCTACAGTAGTATGTTTTATCTTGAATATATGCTGGTCTAGCGTAGACATGTTTACTACAAAAGCGACATTTCAATCTAGGCATTATTCCATCTCCTGTATACTTCCGTCGTAATATCTACAACGCCCAGTGCATAGTCCATCGTACTCTAACTTACCACATGAGGAGGCTGAGTACCCCTTGTTAGACCCACTACCTATTACTATGCTTTCAACATGTCCTCTAGTAATATCGGGATTGTAATCAACCCATTCTTGTTTTTCTATGATGTCACATATACGTTTTACGTGAGTAGTCTTAGTTTCATCGTCTACCGCTTCGGGTGAAAAGAACCATCTGAAACGGGCTGCTAAGTATGCCGCTAAGTGGAAGCGTGCTTTGTGAATAGGATTACCATGACCTAACGCTGACTGCGCTAGGCATGGTAGGACAACTATGTCATCAAGAGTAACATCGGGTAGGTGGTCTACCTTCTCCACTTTACGTTTGAATGAGTTTCTTCGCTTAGGGAGTTCTATAGACGCAGCCACTGAACCATGTTCTATGTAACCAGTTCTTGCTTCTTGCGATAATTCCATTAGTCCGTCGTGTGTTAATTCTAAGACTTCTTTACTCATCAATGGTATGCTCCAGCATCCTCTTCTAGCATTGTAGGAATTAGGAATACGAATCATACCACTAGTATCGAATGCTACAGCAGGGTCATTACAACCAAGGTCTAACTTCTTGTGCCATTGAGTCATCAAGTTACGACCACCCTCTTTGATACGCCGAACTTCTTGAGGGGTAGAGGGCATGTATGATTCTGATAGAGGAATCCAAAAATGGAATCCACCGCCACTAAACCAAATGAAGTGTCTAATGTCTTCACTTAATAGATACCGATGTAGCCTTTTAACCTGCTCGTGCATATATGAGAACTCTACATCAGCACCACGTTGCTTGAAATCCTTACAGTCGAAGTCCATGATGAAGTGATGTATGACTGGTGTATCATAATCAACACGGTGATTTCTAGGGGGCTTAGTAGCACGATAACCATAGGCTGTGAAGTAAGCGTTTCCACTCCCGTTCTTACCCTTCCAGTAACGCTCTAACTCAGTCCAACTTCTTACTATGAAGCGACCACCCTGTGCCCCATTGGAGCCTATTTCTAACACTTCACGTGGGAAGTCTAGGCGCACGAATGACATACTATCACGCTGGTAATTCTTTGAGCACTAGTTTCACTATTTCATCAACTGTGTTATCGACTAAGAGTGATGTATGGATGGTAACTTCTAAGTCCCAAACATTCTTTGATGGGACACTCTTTTCCAAATCAAACCACTCATCTAGTGTCATTTGTTTAGCCGATATAGCATGTACCGCTATGTCATCTTCGGGTAGGCCATATCTAAATCTCATAGTATCATCGGGCCTAGACCACTTTACTGTCTGCTCTACTTCATCTAACTTAATTCGTAAATCTTCTCTTTTCATATCATCTCACTCCACAACATAGTCGCCCATCCATGCGGGGCACTTCTCCATAAAATCACACCAACCACATAACACGCCCTTTTTGGCGGGGAAGTCTCTTGCTAAATGAGCATCTACCATAGCCGTAAGTCGCTTCTCAATGGTCTTAGGTGCATAGCGACCACCGGGGCCGTTGACTGGTTCATAGTCCCATACAGGTCCATCTCCTCCATTGATACCACCACCGGGGAATTGCCAACCCCATCCTACTACTGGTAGGTATTCCATATGAGGGCTATGCTCTAACATCATACGATAGAATTGCATCTCCGCTCTCATCTGCGACGGTTTGTATTTAGTCCATTTACCAGTCTTTAATTCCATTAGGATGATGCCTTGTTTATCATCATCCAAGAACATACGGTCAATGAAACCTTTCATGTGTATAGGAACTTCTGTACCATCGGTAGCAGTAACTACACGAGTGGCGTGAATCTCAGCCTCATTACCTACTGGGAACCAGTCTTTAATCTCATCACGCTCGCAGTTAGACAACCTTTCAAACTGCCATTTCACGTAGAGTCTAAGTTGCTCAGGCTCACCGTAAATGTAAGGTTCAGGAGGGCGTGGTAATGTATCAACACATAGACTGTGTGCTTTATCTTTCTGCCCTGCTTCTATCAAGTCATAGACATCATCAACCACATCAGCCATAGCCTTCCACCAATACTCTACTGCATCGTGAACATTAGACCCTCGGATATGATAGTCTTGCTCTTCACCACGTAAACCAAGAATGCTTGAAAAGTAATACTGTTGAGGGCAAGTGTTGAACGTACCTGATGATGACTTAGTAATTCTTAGAATCTTATCTACCATATCAGGGTCCCAAGCATAGGTGCTCTTATCATAAGACTTGAGTAGAACTTTGTGCTCGTAAGCATCACGCTCATTGTTACCACCTTCAGGGTTAGGATTGTACCTCATTCTTCCTCGTCTCCTAATTTCTCTAGTCTACTTCTGCGAGGGAATACCGCTTTAGGAGTAGGTGAATCTATACTGTAGAACACGTCCCATCCCCTAGTAACATTCCTAAGTAAGTCACCACTTACTACACCCGCTACTCCATGAACGTCTATCGCTTGATACCATATCATACTAGTTGGTATCTTTTCTATGTCTATGTGCTTGTGTGGGCCTATGTGTAATCTGTATTTCATTCTACCATCCCCAGTAACTTCTCGGTATATACCGCCGCATCCATCAACTCTTCTTGTAGATGTACAAGCCATTCACGCATGGATAGAATCTCTTCCTCCATAGTCACGCCATACTTTTTCTTTCCTACATCAGACCTAGCCTTAATTTTCTTGCATACATTATCTTCTATTTTACTCATGTTATCACCAATATGTTTTAGGGACTATGTCCCCTGCTGCCGCTTCTATAGACCACCCTACACTTTCGTATAGGCGCATTAGTTTACGCTTCACGAAGGTATCTAGTATCTTATCCCAGTCGACTATGAAATTATCTAATTCTTCTATGTCTCTAAACGCTACATATTTTACAGGGAGACTCTCACCATTTAGTTTGTAATAGTCAGGAGTGCCTTCTTTGACTCCCTTGACGTAAGTCCATGTCACGCTGTCTCCTTCTCTCCACTTCTCACCATCGCAGTGTTGATTGTAATACAAAGCAGCCCTTGCGCCATTGGTAGGCTTAGAATACTTATCAGGTGCTTTTGTTAATCTGTTAGAGGACACTACATGACTCATAGGTATATCACCACTCTTAACAGAGAGCGATATGGCTCTCAGGGTTTCAGTTACCTCTTCCTCTTCTGCACCATGTCCTATTAGTTTCATGGCTGTCTCTTGAATCTGTTTAGTGATAGGCGCTGAACTAGATGCTTTCATCTCATAACCTGAAACTTTCAATTGCCCCGCTTCATTAGGAGGCCAAGTCTTGTAACCAAAGTATCTATTCTTAACAGACGCAGTAGTCCAGTAATCGAAATATGTTTCTAACTCTACATCCATATGCGAGAGGTCTAGTTTAGTTCGGGCTGTCTCAGTAAGATGTTCAGCGAGAGCCTTAGCCTCATCGAATGGAACTTGAATGAATGCTGAATCTGTATGACCGAATAGTGACTTGTAACCCATCTCTTCGCTTTCAGACAATAGATGCCTGATAGACTCACGAGCCCTGAAAGTGATAGCAGATGCTATGTCATTATCAATCCACATACCCTGTATCTCTTTCATACCAGTCATACCGTAAAGAGCGTTCACAGCAACCTTCGCTGCCATTTGAAGCATGTTGTAACCAAGGCGCTCCTCCTCTGTCTTAGACTCACGCATGAGGCGTTTGTACTCCTTACGTAACTCTAGCATTTCTTCTACGATAGACGGGAGTAAACCCTTCTTTGTTTGGTCCCAGTGTGTACCGTTACCTAGGCTCTTAATACCCGGCCCCGGCCCATCACGCTTAGATTCGTAAGAGAGATTGTCGGAGAGAATGATGTTAGGATATAACGAAGCGTAGTCCACTAAGGCCACGCCTCTATGACGACCCATAATTGGGTCAGGAATGTAAGCAGCCTCTAAGTCTTCTCTCGCAGTTTTACGAGAACTAGGGGCCTTCTCTTCTGTGCGCCTACCTACTAGACCACGGAAGTAACGTGTAACTTTGTGAGTGCTCCCCCACGATACACCTGCTAATTGCTGCATAGCCACGAAGAAATCAATAGCATTTAGTCGCTCACTGATGCTGCTTAATAAGGTGGTGTCCCGTAGACAGTAATCCACGAAATCATCATAGTATTCTTCCCACCCATTGAAGACAGTCATGCCTTCTACTTCATCAGTTAGTTTGGAACCTAGTTCCAGTAAACCGGCAATCGTGTTTAGTTTACGATTAGGTAGTTGTCCACGGCCTGACTTCTGCCATAGAGTTTCAAAGCCACTACCGCTTTCCCATCTAGCGGCTGAGTCCCAACATATCCTACCCCTAATCGGTTGTTGAGTTTCTTTGTAACCGTTCTCTTTGAAGGGTTTTATTGCTGTGTTGATTGGTGATAGTCTGTTAGGGTCTTTGAGTCTCTTCATCAAGTGTGGTAAATCAGCCCACATGAGAGCGTGCGCTACTAGAATATCAGGGTCACATGCTTCCATGTGCTGAAGGAATCCTTCGTGCATAGCCGCTTCGCTACCATACTCATGTAGCATGTAGCCTCCCTCTCGCTCAATGAAGTTAACACTCATCGTCTTCACTTCAGGCTTCCAAGCGAACACCATAGGTACATCAGCATGTGAATCTACTACCGCCATAACAGTAGTGAATGGATTATTCTTATCGGTATTCCATTCAAGGTCAAAGTACCATACTCTAGGGTGAAACACTGGTAACTTATCGGGGTACTTATCTAATAGGATTTGGTCAAGGTAATGTAAGTCTGCTTCATAAGTAGGGAGGATTGCTTTAACTTCCCATAACTCATTAGGTTTGTCTACCTCTAACTTGATTAGTGCTATTCCATCACGGCCTCTAGCCTTACACTTAGGATGGAGTGTGGCTGCCGGATGGCGGCTACTTAACCTATCGAGTTTCCACTTAGGGAGATTAGAAGGAATCCAGCAGAAGGGGCGAACATAACCCTCATCGTCGGGGTGTATGGTAGTGATGTCTAACTTACCATCCTTATCTCTAGTTCTAAGGTATAGTGAGGGTGCTCCAAAAGAGTCTGACCACTCAGGGTAATACCAGTCTACTATCATACGCTCACGCACGCTGGTCTACAACTACAAGCAGGTCTTCACCTTGCTCGACTACAAAGACTGTGTTACTACCCATGTGAACTTCAGCAGGGCCTTCCTTCAACAAACCTATACTCTCCATCAACCAAGCACCATAAGTAGATTCTATAGGTGCATTAGGCCCAACAGGGTCAGTTAGGGTCACCGTATTGAATAGCCTAGCCTCATGTTTCTTACCTGCTGTAATGCAAAGTTCAGATTCGCCAGCATTCACTATCACTCTAAAGAGTGGGCTAGCATTTAGAATACCCCTCATCTTCGATACTGTGAGGAGGTCAGTGACATTTACTTGACCACTAACATCTAGGGTGAACGTATGCCATTTAGTCCACTGAGAATCTTTAGACGCATCTATTAACTTCTCAATCAAAGGGACTTTACTGTAACTCACCACTGCGCTACTACTAGGAAACTGAACCTTAGTAGTACCTGCATTGATGTATAGGGTTTTACCAGTACCTAACTGCTTGATGGTGACATTCTCACCCTTAGCAGACTTGAGGAACTTGCATATCTTTTCTAATTCAGTGAAGTCTATAGTACCAGACTTCTTGACTTCACCTTCTACCTGCTCTACTTTGTGAAAGTAGTGAGACATGAAAGCAACAGTAGAGGACATCTTACCATCGAGAGCAAAGGTAACCTTCAGGTCACCTACATTCTTACCGAATGAAGATAGGAAAGATAACGCTTGCTTGCGTTTCATTACAACTTCAGACATCAAATCATACCCCTGTATTTTCTAGGCTTAGAGCCCATACCTATCTTCTCTGTAACTTCATGTATGTCCTCATCAAAGTCGATTGATAACTTAGTTTGTGAAGGTGTAGTGATGTCACCAAACTCACCAAGAGTAGACTGACGTAGCACATGTTTACCACAAAAAGAGCATAATCTGTTCGACTGAACAGGAGGCTTATGCTCCATAACTTTCTTCCAAAACTTCCATTTCATAATAATCACCTAACACAGGGAGGGAGAACGGTTAGAGGCAACAAAAAACCCCTTTACACGGAAAACCCTAGTAGCCTCGGGGGTGACCGTCGACTACTAAAGGAAACACAACCAAAGCATAACCGTTTTTATTTGTGCAAACTCCCATGTGAATAAATCAGAGTGTGCCATCATATAGTTCGGGTAATCCAAACCATTGTGGCTCCTGTCCTGCCTCCGTAATCAATGTAGTTCTCTTCTGACCTTGCAGCCTAGCATTAGTCTTACTCTTTTCAAACGTAACTTGATACTCACTTCTTATCACTTCACCAGTGTCGTCATCTAAAGTGTCCTTACGGTCACATATTAGTATCTGATAGACAAAGTTGTTACTAGCCTTCTCCCAGTCAGGTCGCCACGTAGGGTTAGAGTCCTCAGACTTACCCCACGAATAGTTAGTCAACCTCAAGTGAGTCTCCCAAAAGACACGTACACCTGATTTGACCAGTCCTCTACATAGACCAGTCAACTGATGGAAACGAGTCTTACGAATAGCCCAGTCCCATTGATGACCTACCTTCTTGTTCCAGTCAGCAGCCTCGATACCATCCTTAGCGATGTTCAAGTCCACGATACGCATACAGTTTACACATACGCTGTCCCATAAGTCTACGCCTGTCACTAAGAATCCCCATAGTCTAGTACCCTCATACTCAGGGTCACGTTGTTTATGAGCGATGTCATTAGCGAACTGTGTAATCGACATTACCCTGTCATGAGTAGCCGGATAGTCGTATGCTGTACGGTCACCTTTGGACATAACCCAAGGTTCCCAACATTTGATACCATCTTCTTCACGGTGGAATGCTGACTTGTTGGCAGCACCCCCACCTTCAAAATCCATAATCCATAGTTCCATCTGTAAGTCCTTCTCAGTGCGTTCAGGCATAGCCTTCCACTTCCTGTAAGCATCAGTAACAATAGCAGTCTTGCTAGTGTTGTCGTGACCAGCGATACCCATGAATAGGTGAGTCTGTGGTGCATTGTCCATCATCTGTAGTTCCTTATGTAGCATAGCGAAAGGGTCACTAGAAGTGCTCTTGTTAGCAGGAGTTTCTGCAACAAGAACCTCTTCTTCTTCTTTCACCTCAGCCTCTTTTGTCTTGCCAAATCCTGCCATTCATAACCACCTCATTCAAACTGACCTCTACCAGTTTCTCCGCCTGTTGCTCGTCTACGAATGCGCCTCCAATCTGCGAACACACCCATTACTTTCAAGTTAGGAATGTCTCTACCATCCTTACGCTTAACAGCAATACGGCCACACACAAGTACAGTGGAGCGTTCAGCGTATGCTATCTCCTCATCTTCTTTGTAAGCAACGAAAGGGTTAGTTAAGTCATTACATGCGCTTCCAATCCAACCCATGACTTCACGCCCATCGCTGTTGCCATGTACGCTTTGAAGTTCAGTAGATGAAAGGCTCAACGAATAGGTTCTACCACCTTCATCGTATTCACTATCACGTGCTTCTGAGGATAATCTGTTGATTGTACCTTTGGTGAAAACCACTGGGCCTGACTTACCCTGTTCACCGTTGATAGTAAAGGAGCGACTACCTGATTCAAAGGCTTCAGTCAAGTCCTCAAGAGCAGCGAAGTAACCGTGTAGTTCAGTATCTACCCACATTCTCATTGGGTTGAGTAGAGGGCGAACCTCTTCAGACACGAACTCATCAGTGTATTCGATGTTGTCTTTTATACTGAGAGATGTACCCAGTACATCCTTGAAACCTTCAGGAGCCTTCTCGTTAGGTGGCCTTGCTTCAATCTTACAAGGTTTACCAATACGCACTTCCATGTTTGCACTTTCACCTTGGCAGTCTAGTCTCCATAGTTGAATTGCATTGTCGTTAGTAAACTCAGACTCAGGAGCACCCAAGAAGAAATAGTTACGACCTATCATACTCATAGCCTTTGGTCTACCGGCCTTAGTGAGTAATACAATACGCTCACCGTCGGCTATGAAAGAGTGGTCAGGGACTTCATCCGTAGAGAACTCACTACGCTTCTCACCGTTAGAAGTGTTTAGCATCCACACGCCTTCACCTTTGGTGTAGTGACCTACAAAGCCACTTCCAACTGCGGCCCCGGAATCAAGAGTAAAGTCACGCTTTGCTCTCTTCACTAGGTTAGTACGGCGGTCACGTGAGTTAGGTTCTACTCCTACGAACATACCTACGAATGGAACGCCACCGTAGTTACCGCCACCTGAACTTTCGTTACGGGTTTCGATGAGCATCTGCTCGGCCCAGTCTGTAAGTAAATCTTCATCCTCATTAGCAGGATTCTCACATAGATATTCCTTTGCTATGTAGGCTGAGAATTGATTCTCTACTTCTACTAAATCTTTCTTAGTTCTCTCAGCGTACTTGGTTAGTCTTTCAACCACACCTGCTGGTAGTCCTGTTGTGCTGGCTACTTCTTCTGTATCTTCAATACTCTCATATTCTTCACTCATTGTGTTCAACCTCCTTCTTCAGTCGAGCCACTAGGCAGTCGACGAAGGAATAGGAACCGATAGGCCACTCATACATATGTGGAACCATCTCACCTAACACGGCCATTACCGTGAAGGTTGTATCTGAATCCATCTCAATAAAAGATGTTAAGTTGTTATGGAATGAACGCATGACCTGAGTGATAGTATGCCCTCGGTCTAGCATTCTATAGAGGGATGAACGCATGTCAAGCCATTGGCTTCCCATAGCAGCCAGTGCTGCTGCTGATGAACTTTCTTCCTCTACTTTTAATTTCAATATAGCCTCAGATGAGTCTGAATGTACCCATTTGTGAACTGCTTGGCGCATGTCACCACCTGTGTGGTGCATAAGATACATGGCTGCATCTTCACCTAAGTCTTTGATTTGTATTAACCTATCAGCACCTTCTTCCGGTGTAATAGGTTTGAACTCATAGCACTCACACCTACTCTTGATAGCAGGGCGAATCTTACTAACATCGTTAGCGGTGAGTATGAACAAACAATTGTCTGTATTAAGTTCGATGATTTGTCTTGCTGCATCCTGAGCAGCAGGGGTAAGGCCATCCGCTTCATCTAGCACTATGACTCTCCTAGAAGCACCTATTGCTTTGACACTGCTCCACTGCTTCAATTCATTCCTTACGAAGTCAATACCTCTGTCATCACTAGCATTTGTGATGACGTAGTTGATAGGGTCATAGAAGTCTCCTAAGACGGAGCGTGCCATGACTCTAGCGGCACTGGTCTTACCTGTACCCGGCGGGCCGTATAGTAGAATAGCATTAGGCCACTCCTCTTTATCTTCCCAAGAGCGAGCATCACTAATGAAATGAGCCTGACCTGCTAGGTCATCTAATGTCATTGGTTCAAACATCATCATCGTCGCCTCCTCTATCTTCTAATCCTGCTTTAAGTAGTGATGCGCTGTATGCCTCGATTTCAGCATCAAATGCTGAAGCCCATTCAGTAAAAGTTTCAAAGTTTTTTGGAGGAGGATTATCATATAACCAGCAGAACATGTGAAGTCCCTCTTGGTCTGCAAACAATGGTCGCAGTGACATCTTTGAATTGTCTGACATCAAGATAAAAGCCACCCAGCGTTGTATGTCATCCTTAGTAGTATAAGAGTGCTTCACTTCAAGACCTGCTACTGATAGAGCACCTTCTATAGTGGTGTGTGCTTGTAGTGATGGCATCTGAGTCCACCTAACACTAGGCTTGACCCTGAAACCTGCTGGTCTATCGCTGGCTTTTGTTACACTGACATTGAATGTGACTCCACCTAGAATGTAACCTATACCTAGCCATGTCTCTCGCTCATCATTCTGTATCATCGCTCATCCCCCTCTCTATCAAATCAGTAAGTTGTATGATGTCACCTATACCTAAGTTGGGTCTGTGACCAATGAATATCCCTTGATTGATGTAACCATCTGCACCAACCTCTATCGCTGCTACTTCTATCAAAGTTACATCATCCACCTTAGGGTTCTTGAAATGATGAACAGTTGGGTCAATGTTAGGCACAGGTATCTTAGCCACTGGTACGAAATCATCCAGTCCATCAAGAGCAGCGAGAGTCCAGTGACTCTCATCAATATCATGTAGGCGTAGGCGTACACGTGACCTGTGTGGGTACATTACGTAACCCATGACTTCATCAGGTTCGTAGATGCTACTACCCTCTATCAGTCTCACTGCCTGTACGTCAGGAGAGTTGAGTCTAACGTTTACCTGAAACCATGCACCTTCTTCTTGAAGTGGGATGACTTCAGCCTGAACACTGAACTGATGGCGGCGCTCATCGAAACTTCTGTAGACACTATCGTAAACGTCAATGCCTACATCTCCTACCTTTTCTAGTATCGCAGATAAACCAGCATCACATTTTCTATCAGTAACTAACTCACCATTACGATGTCTTACCTTACCAGCCCAGTGATAATGTAAGTCTCCATTAGGGATGACTACTGCGTAGTATTCTCCCTCAGGTGGTTTCAGTTTAAGCCATGGCTTCCATCTAGCGGGAGCAGGGAATAGGTTGCGATGCCTCCACCATTCGTTTAGCACGTGAATAGATTCGGGGTCATCATACATTTTAGCAAGTGTCTCTTGATTCATGTTCTGTCTAACAATCTTTGGTGGTATCTCTAAAGCAGCCGCCATCTTACCAAAGAATGACCGCTTGCTCATAGGTGGTCTATCGTTTGTAAGATAACGCCAAACTAACCTAGCCTCAATCTCATTGAACTGTTGCGCTATTTGTGTGAAGGACATATCCTCAAATGGTAAGTCCAGCACCTGTTGACAAGTCATATCTTTCGATGCTGCTTTATTACTCTCAGATGCGAAAGCATACCACGTCTCCTCATCCGGTAACATGTTGTCAACAACATCAAAGTAAAGTTCCATCTCCTTGGATAACTTACTTACTGCATTGGACCTAGATACTCTAGCCCTTGAAGGGAAGAAGAACTCATAGAAGTAAAGTGCATCATCCTTCTCAAACAACCTGCCTCTAAGTGCATCTCCTGTGATTTTGTCACCGAGTCTTAGTTGCTCATGTAAGTTTGCTAACACTCTAAACTTCATTCAATCTTCCCACCCAATATCTTCATCAATTGCTTCATACATTTCCTTGTCATGGTGGGAAATGTAATTAGCCATTCTAATCCAATCATCTTCCCACTTCTTGACTTGCTCACGCAACCGCAAGACTTCTGCTAAGAGAAGTGGTGCGTCTGCTATGAGGTCGGCAGTTTGCATGTCCATGTACATCAGACTACTAAGGTCTTTATCCAGTATTACCAATGGTACATTATCGCCAATCAGTTCGCCTTCAGCGTTCCATTTCCACGGCGCAGGTGCGTGTGTTATATATTTCTCTGTGTCAATCATTCAATCACCTCTACATACTTACACGGTAGTTCGTGGTCAGGATAATGTTCGTCTAATCTAAATCCACATAGATGACACTCACCATGCGAATCGAATACTGCTCTCATTCGCTTGACTTCTGCAAGGAGAAGCGGTGCGTCATTCAGTAGTGCGGCAGTAGCCTTGTGTTGTTCAATTGTTTCAGCATTCTTGAGCATCCAGTTCTTCCAAACCCAAACCTGTGAGTTGTCCTCTACTGCTTTGTCTATCAAGTGTCCTTCGTATTTGTCTGTGTCAATCATTCTTCCAACCACACCGCATAATCATTCAATTCCTTGATGCTATTTTCAAATGTGTATGAATCATTGTTCACCCACAACTCAGCCTCAAACAGTTTTGCTTTCAGTCGCTTGACTTCTGCGAGCAAATCTTTGTAGTCATCTACTGAAAGATTAGCATATCTCTCAAGTATTTTTTCATTCGTCATTCCATATTTTTCTGTCATTTTTTCTGTCATACATATTCCTCTATTAGTTCTTTGAAAGCATTCTGCCATACACTAGGTCTTGGTTGAGTACCTACACCAAACAACTCCAGTGTTAGTGCTCTGACCTTGATGGCACTGACCTTCATACCTGCTCGCTTCGCTGCTAGATAGATACAGTCAACCATCAAACCATGTGGACTACGAGCAGCAGTCCATATAGATGAGCGTTCTACTTTCATCTGTAGTATCTTCGCTGATGCGAATTGCTCTACAGTTAAACCCATACTAGTTGCTAACTCAAGTGCCCTGTCATCTCTACCGTGTGCATCATAAGCACGCCTTAGTGCATCTGCTTTCTCACTCATACTCAGTCCTCATCCCTCTTTGTGTAGACATCAACAAGACTGTTAGTAACTCTCAGTGCTTTGATTAGTGCCTTATTCTCACGCTCTAGTTGAGCACTGTATTCTTCTAGTGCTAATATCTTGATACGTGCTTTGCTTAACTCATCTTTACATACACCTAATTTAGCCAAGGTATTGTATTCTTCCTTTGGTTCCTTTGGTTCCTGTGGGAAGTACGGGCGGTTATTCGTCATCATTTCGTAGGGACTTTTTTGCTTTGATGGGAACGCTGATTGCTGTAGCATTTTATCATCATTGTTACCAGTGCCTTTTCTAAACTCATTACCAAAGGGAGGTCCAGTACCACTGTGTCTCTTGGCTATGTCTACACCTCTCCTACGGAGTTTAGTGCATCTCATACTAACTGAAGCCGAAGTACGTTTCAGTTGAGCAGCAATTTCTATGTTGCTAACTCCATCACGCCTCAAGTTTATCAGTTTCTCTTCATCGCTTTTAGTCCACTTACCTTTGTGTGTCTTGCCTCTTTTCATATTCTTTTTCTTCATAATTCATTCACCTCAATTCTTTCTTTCACTTCAGCACTGATTGCGCTCACGTCCATGTGGGCAGTGCTGAGTGGAATGGCTTGCATCTTGAGCAGGGTATCTCCTGCTCGTGTGGACATTGTATGTCCTAGTATTTTTTCGAGTGCTTCATTCAAAGCAGCCTCGTGTTTAGTATCATCTTCTACTGTATCATCAGTGATGATAGCAG